TTTTAATCTGGTTCTTATTGAGCCCGGAAAGAGCTTTGTCCGCGTTATACAGAGCATTGGACGAGGCATTAGGAAAGCAGAAGACAAAGACTTCGTCCAAATCTGGGACATAACCAGTCAATGCAAATATGCTAAACGTCATCTCACAGAACGTAAAAAATATTACAAGGAAGCAAAATATCCTTTCACATTAACCAAGGTAACAATATGAGAATTTTAACTTTACAAAACAGAGCATTCGACTTAAACGAATTACCCGATGAGGTAGATGAAGATACAAGATTTTCAGTCTTGGATAATAGTAATCCTCAAGAACCAGATTTCTTTTTTATGCCTTTGATATTTTTAGAATCGTTTAATAGTCCTGCGATTTTATTAAACATCGGCGGTTATGAAGTTCAAATGCCATTAGATTGGTGTATGGTTGTTGGCGATAAAAACTGCGGTCTTGATCCAGAAGTATTGCCTTTGACATCGATTAACGAACGAGGGTTTGATGCATTTGTGTTTAATCCTATTAACGGATTTAAAATAGATTTTATGCCAATTGAAATTGTAAACATTTATCAAGATATACGTTGGTATTTTCCTAAAATGAAAAATGGACAATTATTAACTGTGCCTTTACATGACGGCGAAAACCCGCCCTGTGTCTATTTTGTCAAAGAAGTTAGTAGACAGAGCGAAATTCTTCAACTTCATAAGTTAATGTAATGCCGTTAGATAGCATCTTGTGGGAATCGGACGATCAAGCATTTAAAAGAAGATGCGTTGGTTGGGAATTAAAGTTTAGTTTATTACCCAGGCGGTGCTTTTACACTGGTAAATATCTATGGTTTAAAACAGCCTATATGGGCACATCGATACTAACTGGTCCAGGTGAACCAATTTATGAATATCGATGGTGCGAAAGGCATGAATATTTGTTTTTAAAAATAAAGGGTGTAATATGAAAGCAGGTAAAGTATGGGGACAAACAGAATTGCTTGAGGCAAACGGTGTATTAGAGTTTCATAGAATTGAAGCCAAGGCTGGCGGAGTTTGTTCCAAACATAAACATAAATTCAAATGGAATGGGTTTTTTGTAGAAAAAGGTAAACTTATTATTAGAGTTTGGAAAAATAACTACGACCTTGTCGACGAAACTGTTCTAACAGCAGGTCAGTATACTAAAGTTGCACCCGGAGAATATCATCAATTTGAAGCAGTCGAAGACACTGTGGCATTCGAATTATATTGGGCTGAATTTGATCACGAAGATATTGAAAGAGAGACGGTCGGATTCACCAAATAAATATCGATAGTTAAAGCAAGGACATTTTTATATGAAAAAAATATTAGTATGTGGAGCTGGTGGTTTTATAGGAACGCATTTAGTTACCAGTCTAAAAAAACAAGGACATTACGTAGTCGGTGCTGATTTAAAATATCCAGAATACAGTAAGACAGATGCTGATGAATTTCACATCATGGATCTTAGAATACAAACTAACGTAGAAAAATTACTTACTAATGACATATACGAAATTTATCAGTTAGCCGCAGATATGGGCGGTGCAGGATATATTTTTACCGGCGATAACGATGCAGATATTATGCATAATTCAGCAATGATTAATTTAAACATTGCACATGAAATGGTAAAGAAAGATATTAAGAGAATTTTTTATAGTTCCAGCGCCTGTATGTATCCCAGTTATAATCAAGAAGATCCAGACAATCCTCTGTGCTCTGAGGAATCCGCATATCCTGCTAATCCAGATAGCGAATACGGATGGGAAAAACTTTTTAGTGAAAGAGTGTTTATGGCGTTTGCCAGAAATCACGGTATTCGAGCAAGAATAGCAAGATTTCATAATATTTTTGGTCCACTGGGCTCTTGGAATAACGGAAAAGAAAAGGCCCCTGCTGCGTTATGCAGAAAGGTGGCAATGAGCAACGGGTCTATTGAAGTCTGGGGTCCTGGAACTCAGACCAGAAGTTTTCTATTCATAGACGAATGCGTCGAAGGTATACATAAAATCATGGCCAGCGATTGCGAGTTTCCTTTAAACTTAGGAAGTGAACGCATGATCAGCATCAATAATTTAGCCAAGCTGATTTCTCAAATTGCAGGTAAAGATACATTGATTAGAAATATTCCAGGACCAATGGGAGTAATGGGAAGAAACAGTCATAATAAACTTATAAGAGAAACTATCGGCTGGAGTCCAGATGAAAATTTAGAAAAAGGTTTAGAAATTACATATGCTTGGATTTCCGAACAAATAAATTTAGGAAAGAAGGATAGTTAATGAAAATAGTTGTCTCGACAAAAGCTTCTTTTTGGTTCGATCCCTGGATGGCCGATTTGGTAAGAAAAAATGGAATACAATTAGAATTATTAGAACCGGGAAAACAATATCATCCTAATGATGTTATATGCATAGGACTAAGATGTAAGTGGAATCATTTAGACGACTCGTATCCAAATAATCGAATTATCGTAGAAGGTCAAGGCGAAAGTAATTCTGGAAAGTGGGCTACAGTTTATAAAGAAGATCCAAGGATTCTATTTGTATATGGAAGTTGCTCAAATTCTAATGCAACAAATACTGTGTTTTATGAAAATTTCTTTTGGCATCAAGTAGCTTTAGATTATATGTCTCGAGGATATCATAATTATAGACCAAATAAAACTTATAAGAAAAAGTTTTTAATGCCTATTAGAAATTGGAAAGGTCAGGCAAGTTGGAGAAGAGAAGTTTTTGAACAACTAAGAGATATTATACCTGACGCAATTTATAGTATGTACGAAGACGGAATATATCTGCCCGGTAGTACAGCAAAGTCTGATGTACGTGAAATTCATTATAGCTGGTTCGACGATACTTACTTTAGTCTTACATTAGAAAGTTATTACGATCACGAAAAGCCAATTTTTAAAACAGAAAAAATGTTTAAACCTTTGGCATTTTTTCATCCCGTTATAACTATTGCATCACCTGGCTATTTAAAGAATCTTAAAAATCACGGATTTGAAACTTTTGAAAATTTATTTGACGAAAGCTATGACGACATTATTGATATAAAAGAAAAGATTGCTATACTTAAGAAAAATGTTTACAACTTTCCCTATGTTCCTTACGATAATATTACCATGCAAAAGTTAGAACATAATCATAATCACTTTTATGATACAAAGATAATTTATCAGGGAATACAAAAAGAGTTTATTGACCCTATAGTAAAATGGATTAACGGATGATTAGTATTTTATGTCCAAGTAGGGGACGTCCAGAATTAGCAAAAAAGATGATAGACAGTGCAGTTTCAACAGCAAAAAATAATGTTGAAATTTTATTGTATATCAACGAGGACGATCCGTGTCTCGCCGAATATCAAAAATTAATAGATTCTAAATATTATACAATAGGCCCAGACAGAAGCCCGGCATATACTTGGAATAGATTAGCAGAGATAGCCCAAGGAGATATTCTTTTTTTAATGGGTGATGACGCTACATTTCAAACTCCAGGTTGGGATACATTAGTAGAAGATGAATTCTCTAAGATACCAGATAAAATTGCGTGTGTATATCCTATAGTACCGGGCATTAAAAAAGTTAATAATCCTCATTTTTGCGTCCATAGAAATTGGGTCACGGCTTTGGGATATTTTGTGCCTCCGCATTTTTGGCATTGGTACGTTGATACTTGGACAAGAGAATTGGCTCAACGTATAGGAAGATATGTAAGAATGGACAATTTTCCTTTACCTATAATTTTAGATCCAGCAGACGACACAACAGCGAGAAAAGATCGATTATCATTACGAGAAAGAGATCATTGGTTATGGGAAAGAACAAAAAGACACAGAGATTCTGACGTGTTGGCATTACAAGATTTTATTAGGAAGTATAGATGAAAATTGGTATTATTGGTTTAGGATTTGTGGGGGGTGCAATAAATCACGCCTATCAATTGCAGAATATAACAATAGTTGCTCACGATCCTGCTAAAAACATTGAAGCAGATAAAACAGAATTATTTTCTTGCGATGGTATTTTTGTTTGTGTGCCAAGTCCAAGTTTAGACGACGGGGCATGTGATACGTCTATATTAGAATCAGTTTTAGAAAATTTAAAAGATTACAAAGGTGTAATTATTTCTAAAGTTACGTGTCCAGCAACGGTATATGCCGCACTACAAAGAAAATATTCTAATTTAGTTCATGCTCCTGAATTCTTAGTAGCTGCAACTGCAAAAGAAGATTATGTGTTGGGAGAATTTTCAATAATCGGTGGAAAAATCGATTACTGCGAAAAGGCCTTTTTAATTATAGAAAAGGGGCAAACAAAATTAAACAAAAAACTGTTTTGTACTATTGAAGAAGCCTCTATGATAAAATATACGATTAATAGTTTTTTGGCCACTAAAGTTATTTTTATGAATCAAATAAAAGATTTGTGTACTTCGATAAATGCTGATTATGCTAATGTTGTTAAAGGAATTAAATTTGATCCGAGATTGGGAACAAGTCATTTTGATGTTCCCGGACCCGACGGTAAATATGGTTTCGGTGGGGCTTGTTTTCCTAAAGACACTAAAGCATTATCCTATATGGCATCAAAATTAGAAAAACCTTTTGCCTTATTAGACAAAGCTATCGATATTAATAATAAAATAAGGAATTAAAATGAAAATTTTTATTACAGGAGTTGCAGGATTTTTAGGTAGTCACTTGGCTGACAGGATGATAGAACTCGGACATAAAGTGTCTGGGAATGATAATCTTATAGGTGGTTATCGAGATAATGTTCCGTCAGGAGTTCAGTTTTTTGAAATTGATTGTTGCGACAACGAAAAATTATCTGCAGCAATGGCGGGGTCTGACATCGTGATACATGCCGCAGCTACAGCTCACGAAGGATTGAGCGTCTTCAGTCCAAGTTTTATTACAAAAAATATTTTCGAGGCAAGCGTAAGCACTATATCAGCTGCCATTCAGAATAAAGTTAAACGTTTTGTATTTTGTTCAAGTATGGCAAGATATGGAAATCAACAAGTTCCATATACCGAAGATATGACTCCTATGCCAGAAGATCCATATGCTGTGGCTAAAGTTGCCGCTGAAAATATTCTAAAAATGTTAAGCGAAACTCACGGGTTAGAATGGAATATTGCGATACCACATAATATTGTAGGGCCAAGACAATGCTATGATGATCCTTTTAGAAACGTTATGAGCATTATGATTAATCGTGTATTACAAGGAAAGGCTCCTATCATCTACGGCGACGGTCTACAAACCAGATGTTTTAGTTATGTGGGAGATTGTATTCAATGCTTAGAAAAATTAGCATTAGATCCTAACATTGTTTATGAAACAATCAATATTGGTCCAGACGAAGGAACAGTTACAGTTAAGGAAATGGCGCAAAAGGTAATGAGCGCCTGCGAATTTGCAGGTAATCCGATTCATATGCCAGATCGTCCAAGAGAAGTTAAACATGCAAGTTGTTCGGCCGATAAAGCTCGTAAATTGCTCGGTTATGAAACTAAAGCCACGTTAGAACAGAGTATTGAAGAGACAGTAAAATATATTAAAGAAAGAGGACCTCATCCTTTTAATTATAGATACAAATTAGAAATTGTGAACGAAAAAACTCCTGCTACTTGGAAGGATAGATTAATTTAATGAAAGCAAATATAAATTTTGAAAGTTTTAATAGATTAGAATTAATTTTAAAATCCCTTAATAAAGTTAATGCTAAAAGCTATTTAGAAATCGGCTGCGACAAAGATCAAATTTTTAGACACATAAATTGTCAAAAAAAGGTCGGAGTTGATCCTGTAAGAGGCGGCTCGTTAAGAATGACCAGTGATCAGTATTTTGAAAATTATCAAGATACTTTTGACGTTATTTTTATTGACGGATTACATCATTACGAACAGGTTACACGTGATGTTAACAACGCCATTTCTCGTTTAAACCCAAACGGTATCATTTTAATTCACGACATGTTACCAGTGCATGAAGACGAAACAAGTATGCCGTTGCCTATAAAATCGCCCAATACTCGATATTGGTTAGGTGATGTTTGGAGATTAGCTTTTGATTTGATGGGCAGATCTGATATAACATTTAAATTAATAGCTATGGATTGTGGTTGCGGAGTTATTACCAAGACCCCTCAAGTGCCTATTGACATCCGTCACGAAAATAGTTGGGAATGGTATTGTAATAATTTACATAAATTACCGTTTGTCAAATACAATGAAATTTAAAATAATAAGATTAAAAGGAAATCACATTTCAGAAAAACATGCTGACGAGTGTGTAGAGCAGGCTAAAAAATTCGGTATAGAGGTAGACTATTTTGATGCTATAAACGGATTAGAATATTCTAAGCATCTTGAACAATTAAAAATTATTCCCAGATATAAATTTAAGAAAGGTCGTGCAGGAGTATACGGATGTTTTTTAAGTCATTATTATCTGTGGCAGCAATGTGCTAAGAAAAATCTTCCATTCTGTATTTTAGAACATGACGGATACTTTATTAAACCGTTACCTGATAACATTTTAAATCAGTTTTCAGATGTGTTAAAATTAGACAACTTAGATCCTTTTTCTAAATCTTATAATGATTTAATATTAGAACAAGAGCATCAAGAAATCCAAGTAGAAAAGTATCATAATGCTCAAGCAAAGTTTGTTGATAAAAACGGAACTGGTAATTACATGAGGGGAGCCTACGGGTATATCATTAAGCCTCACGCAGCAGCAAAACTGCTTCATTGGATATCAGTTAACGGGTTTGTACCTGCAGACAATCAGTTAGGTGATGCTATTGTAGATTTAGCAGTAACAGTACCTACTATTGTTCGCCTACATCCCGCTTATCATAATAGAATTGGCGAATTATCTCTAACAGGCAACCCAGGATTATTATGAAAATCTTAATTACAGGAAATTCAGGTTATATAGGATCACACCTTTCTAAAATTTTGTTGTCAAACAAACAATATGAATTACATGGCTTAGACAAGAAAAAATGTCAAATAGAACTTGATAAACAATTTTATCAAGACATAAGAGAAAAAGAATTTAATGTAAACGAAATTTATGATTGTGTAATACATTTAGCAGCAGAAGTTTCTGTAATTAGAAGTGTTAAAAATCCGTCTCTTTACTATGAAACAAATACAATCGGAACACTAAATGTTTTAAAAAACATAAAGACTAAACGTCTTATTCATGCATCAACTGGGTCTGCAGGACCTATGAATAACCCATACGGAATTAGCAAGCGAGGTGCCGAAGATATAGTTAAACAATTTTGTTATGAAAATAATATACCTTATACTATTTTTAGATTTTATAATGTTACAGGATCGGATGGCATAAGTCCTACTAATCAAAATGGTTTACTTTGGAATTTGATTAACGCACAGAACGTTGGACACTTCAATCTTTACGGTACCGATTACAATACCGAAGACGGTACAGCAATTAGAGATTATACACATGTAAACGAAATTTGTTACAGTGTTATAAAAGCGATAGACTATTCGACAAACCAAATAGAAGGATTAGGGCATGGCGTCGGGACCACTGTGAAAAAGATGATTGATCTTTATAAAACTGTCAACAACTGTGATTTTCAAGTACTTGACAAACCAAGAAGAGAAGGCGATCTTGAACGAAGCGTTCTTGACAAACCGTCTAAATTTATGCAAAAATTATACTCAATAGAAGATTTATTAAAGGTATAAAATGGGACAACTTAAACCTGGTGCTACCTACATATACGAAAGGCAAGGAGGCACGATTTATGCCAGAGAAATGGGTGCTCCTGCCAATGAACGATTCGAAATTGGTTACGATTGGGAATTGGACGATAATCCAGCCAGAGTCCGCGGTGCTTCATTAGACAGTATCAAAGAAAATCAATATTGGCACAAAATTTTAATCGAAGCTAAATCTAATCAAGTCTTGCAAGATGCCATTAATCGTGTTAAAATAGTATACGAACTGAGTAAAAAAGATGGGACAGAATAAACACGTAGACCTATTCAAAGACATGATACCCGCAGTTGATATGGGTATCAAAGAGCTTTGGGATGCCGCCACAGAAGAAGGTAGAAAAGAAATCAAGGGCGATTTCTGGACATTGAATCGATATATTAGTAATGTCAAAACCAGTAATAGAGAATTGCAAGAACACTATGTTCTTACTGTAAATGAATACTATAATAAGAACTGGGCAGACATACAGAAACATCCAAAATTAGTATGGCAGACATTATGTCTATGCAGTCACGAAAGTAAGAAATCACACTTTCATGAGTGGTTACCACTAAAGAAAGAAAAGAACAAAAAAGAAGAATTTTTAGCAGACCTATTTCCTAACATGAAGAGAGCCGACGTTGAAACACTTGCAGCTATTGTCACAGAAAAAGAAATCAAAAAATATTGCGAAGAGCTCGGTTGGGACAAAAAACAAGTCAATGGAATTAAACTATAAATGCGAGTATTGCAGTAAACTCTTTGCCAAAGAAAAAACCTTGGCTGTGCATGTCTGTGAACAAAAACGTAGGCATCTTAGCAAAGATGAAAAGCATGTTCAAGCGGGCTTATTGACCTATCAAAGATTTTACGAAATTACACAAAAAGGTAAATCGCAGAAATCATTCGACGACTTTGCTTCAAGTCCTTACTATACTGCCTTTGTAAAGTTTGGTAGTTTTATGATTAACACCGCTCCGATATATCCAGAAAGATTTATAGATTTTGTAATTAAAAGCGGAGTTAAACTTGATCACTGGTGCCGAGATGAGTTATATGACACCTATATTAGCGAACTAATTAAAATAGAACCCGCCGACGGAGCAATACAGCGAAGTATTAAAACTATGATGGATTGGGCTGATAAAAATACTGCGGCATGGGAACATTATTTTCAGTATGTAAATTTAAACAGAGCCACACACGATATTAAAGAAGGATTGGTTAGCCCTTGGTTGGTATTAAATACCAAGTCGGGCAAAGAAATGCTACAACGAATGAATGACGAGCAATTAGAAATAATTGGCGAAATAATCGATCCTCAATTTTGGATGCGTAGATTCAAATCTTTGCCAGCTGATGTAGAATTAGTTAAAGATATTGTAAAGGAGGCGAAGATATTATAATGCCAAAGAAAAAACCAGAACCGGAAATTCAAATAGAAGAATTAAAAGAAAACGAAGAATTTATTTCCAGAGATGATCTTGATATCGAAGTCATGCATACTACAGACGACGAGCCTGCAGTCTATGTAAAATTTACTGGTTTTGAAGATGCAGAAGATGCCGAGGAGTACGCAGACTTTTTAGCAAATACATTACCGTTATTATTATACGAAACTACAAGACTACAATGAAAACCAGAACACTATTAGATGGCAACGACGTTCCAGAATTGGACAAAGCAATCACCTTAGAGGTCTATACAAAGTGCCCAGAAAAGTATATGCTTATAGATATGCAAACTGGAGAAAGATATATTGGACATAGTGATCCTGCAGCAGGTCCCTCACATTGGAAAAAGGTTGAAACATGCCGGACATTGACATAGACTTTGTTAACAGAGATCAAGCCTTGACTTTGTTCAAGCATATCAAGGCCAGTCGAATTGACGATAATAAATTAGTAAAACATAACACTGGGGTTTATTTTCATTCAGTGCCAATGAATGCTGTCGAAGGAGTTTGTGCAGTACCTTATGACGTAGCAGAAGATCGAGGGTATTTTAAAATTGATTTTCTTAATGTTGGTCTATATAATGGTGTAAAAAATGAAGATCATCTTATAGAATTAATGAATCGAGAACCGCTATGGGACTTGTTAGAACAAGATGATTTTAACAGTTTGTTGTTTCATGTGAACGGACACGGTGATATTCTAAGAAAAACCAAGCCAACAAGTATAGAACAGTTGGCAGCAGTGTTGGCAATGATTCGTCCGGCGAAAAGACATCTCGTGGACAAAGACTGGAACACCATAATGAACGAAGTTTGGACCAAGCCAGATAATGCTGATTACTTCTTTAAAAAGAGTCATGCAACTGCTTATGCAGTAGCAGTGGTGGTTCAAATGAATTTAATCTGTGAACAGATCAGTTACGGATATAATTAAGAAGGTTTTCTAACTAAAGTAATAGATTTACGCTTGATGCGTTTAACTATAATATCATTTAAACTGGTGCAAGGCCCAAGTACTACTTTGACATCCTTGGTACTAAAATTTCTAATTACATATCTAAATTCAATAATTTCTCTGGATAAGAAAATATTAATAGGAATTTGTCTATTAGATTCCCACCACCAAGCTTCGCCAAGTTCTAAAAATCGTTGTTTTTCTTCTTCTGTACGTATAGCAGAATAGTCATACAAGCTGGTTACTTGAGCATCTTGGTTAATAATTATACCCACGTATTCTTGATTAACATGGGTTATAACGCTTATAAACGGAAAGTTTTCTTGTAGGTTTGTTGTTATTCTCATTCGATAAATATTGCTAAAGGTCCGTTAATGTATGCAATTTAATCCTGTTTATTTATACTCAAATAAGTTAGATGTATTTACAAATCCCTCGGACTCTTGGACTTCGGAGAGGTATCGTAGAGTGTATAATCGAAATTTAAAAATATATCGCAGTGTCGATAATCGCATTGATGTTCAGGTACGTAATTCAGATCAAAAGGCCAGTAACATAACTGGGTCTACTTTGGTATTTAATCTTTTACGTAGAGACACTAAAGATTTAGTATTACAGAAAGATTTTTCTGCAATGGATCTTGTCACTGGAAAGGTAACTGTTGTTCTAACAGAATACGATCTTTTAGATATAGATCCAGGATTCTACGAATATAGTATTTTAAAAGAAGTTAGAGAAACTGTAGATTCTACAGATTATAAAGTTACTTCACGTATACCGTTATACATGGACAGCCAATACGATACCATCGGCACTATCGAAGTTCTTGGAGATGTATTAGGAGACGTTGAACCAAGTATCGTAGTTAACAAATTTGAATATACAAACCCATTTGCACTTGGCAGCGAAAATCCTAAATTCTATATCAGTAGTATTATCGATGCCAAGCCAACAATAAACAGTGCAGGTAACTTACACACCTTTCAATTTTATTCTTCAAACTACCTTGGCACAGTAACTATTCAAGGCAGTATCGACGAACAGGGCGCCACACCTCACAATTGGGTAGACATCACAACTATAGATTTAACCACTGAAAAATATAAGAACATCACAGGAAAATGGAATTGGTTTAGAGTCAAACATGTGCCGACTCTATCCAGCAGAACAGCTAAATTTACAGTAGCGCAGGGAATGTTATTGACATATAATGTCAGTATTAACGAAGGCGGCAAAGGCTATAACATAGGAAATACTATTGTAATTCCCGGTAATAAATTGGGTGGTGAACTTACTACCAACGATCTTACCATTACTGTTACCTCTGTAGATGGGCAAGGCACCATTACTGGTATTTCTTGGACTGGATTATCCTATAACGGTGTAAGAACTTTTGTTTTGGATGATACCAATATCGTAACAAATAGTATTGACAAAATATTATATAGATAGTAAACTTGTGCTATGACTTTAGTCGTAGACAAATTTCGAACACTGATTCCGCCACGTGCTAAAAAGAGCCCGAGTGGTTGGACATCATTTAACTGTCCTTGTTGCCAGCATCGCGGACATAGTCCAGATACTCGTAAACGTGGAGGCATCCGGTTTGACGGCGACGGTATAATTTACAATTGCTTTAACTGTAAGTTTACCACAGGATGGCAGCCAGGTTCGCCGTTCGGTGAAAAGATGAAAAGTCTATCGAGGTGGTTAGGTGCCGGCGAGGACGACATTAAAGAATTAGTTTTCGAATCCCTAAAAACAGAAAGTCCCGAATATATACCGCAACCAAGTCAACACAAAGTTGAGTTCACTGACAAACCTCTTCCAGAAGGTGCTCTTCCGATCAGCGAATGGTTGTCTGTTCAAGATGCTGATATAGAATCTAAGATATCCCAAGTTGTAGAATATCTACTGAATAGAAATTGCGATCCGCTGAGTAATAATTTCTATTGGAGTCCGGTATCTGGATACGATTCAAGAGTAATCATTCCTTTTCGATATCAGCACAGAATTGTAGGTAATACTGCAAGAAAAGTAACAGACGGCAAACCTAAATACCTATCAGATCAACATCCGCATTTTGTATTCAACGTTGATGCACAGCAAGAGGATCAGCGATATGTGTTTGTGTGTGAAGGTCCATTTGACGCATTAGCTATAGGCGGAATGGCTTTACTCACTAATGAAATTGCCGATCAACAAAGTAGAATAATTAATAGTCTTGGCAGTGAAGTTATAGTAATACCAGACCAAGATCGAGCAGGACTGGCATTATTTGATCGATGCGCAGAACTAAATTGGTCTGTGGCTATGCCTAATTGGGAAGACGATGTAAAAGATGTTGCCGAAGCAGTGCAAAGATATGGTAAATTATTTGTAATTGTTGATGCAATTAAGACAGCACAAAAAGGAGCCATAAAAGTTAATATGGCGAAAAAACAAATGGAACATAAGTTAGAAAGGTTAGAATATGATAAAGAAATTCTATAATTTTCTTTTGATACCCTTTAAAAAATACAAAGAGTATCGTCGTCTTAAAAACAAGATAAAAGAACTCAAGAACCGAGATCCGTTCATATACAAATAAAGGAAAGATAATGGGAAGAACTAATCCAGGCCATCGGTCTCTGAAAAAACAAAAACAAAAAGAAAAGAAAGCACAATTTGAACAAATGGTTCGGGAAGCTAATGCAAGACACGATGCTCAGTTTGGAGAGAATCCTCAAAAAGTAAATTATTATACAAAATATATACAAGGTACAGGACTAAGACAATCGAAATGATCACATGGGGAATATCAGCAAACAGTCATAATGCTGCATTAGCAGTATTTGACAACGACAAATTAATGTTTGCCAGTGACAGCGAACGATTTAGTAAAGTTAAAAACGATCCAGATTTAAACACGGAACTAATTAAGTATGCTTTACAATACGGTAAACCAGATAAGGTTATTTGGTACGAACGTCCTTGGTTAAAGACTTTGAGACAATTGACCGCAGGGCAAGGATTTCAAGATAATAACATAAAACGATATCTAAAAAAATACGGAATAGAAGCTCCAATTAAAACAACCAGTCATCATAAAAGTCATGCGGCTGCTGGTTATTATACCAGCAAATTTGATAATGCCTGTGTGTTAGTTATTGATGCTATAGGTGAATTTGAGTGCTTTACACAATGGGAAGCTCAGGGCAATACTTTAACAAAATACAACGATTTAGAATATCCTCAAAGTTTAGGATTATTTTACTCTGCAATGACTCAGCGTTGCAATCTAAAGCCTAATGAAGAAGAATATATTCTTATGGGCATGGCAGCATTAGGTAATCCAAATAGATTGTTCAAAGATATATTCAACGATTTTATAGAGCTACCCAATGACGATTACGGACATCCTTACAGACTTAAAAAGAATTTACATAGAGGCTGTAAAGATTGGAGACCGGATTTAAATTCTCAACAGGATTTATTTGATATTGCTGCTGCTACTCAAAAAATCTATGAAACAGTATTTGAACGCATTTTACAAATGGCTGTACAAAGAAGCAGTAGTAGAAATCTTGTTCTTATGGGAGGATGTGCATTAAACTGTTCTGCAAATCCTATAGCTTACAAATACTTTGATAATGTTTGGATTATGCCTGCCCCCGGCGATAATGGCAGTGCTATTGGTGCTGTTCTGGCTCATAACAAAACTCATATAGATTGGCAAGGTCCGTATTTGGGCTACGATATGGGATACCAAACCAGCAATGAAACTATTGTAGATTATCTTATAAAAAATAAATTCTGCGGCATAGCAAGAGGTCGAGCTGAATTCGGGCCCAGAGCGTTAGGCAACAGAAGTTTGTTAGCAGATCCCAGAGATCCCGAAATAAAGGCTCTAATTAATGACATTAAGCAAAGAGAACTATTCAGACCCTTTGCTCCGGCTATTTTAGAAGAATTCGCAGATCAGTACTTTAAAATGCCAACAAAATCAACACCTTACATGCAACAAATTGCGGTTTGTACAAAATCTGAGTCTTTTCCAGCCGTAGTACACTATGACGGTACCAGCCGTGTGCAAACGGTCAGTAAATCAGATAACCCAGAATTTAGAAAATTGTTAGAAATTTGGTATGAGCGTACAGGTTGTCCTATGTTGTTGAATACCAGTTTGAACATCAAAGGCGAGCCTATGATTAACGATCACCGGGACGCTGAACGTTGGAGTAAAAAATACGGTTTACCTGTGTTTAATTAGAATGTATAATATTAACTATGATTAAAGATTACGGATACGAAGTACAAAAATTATATCTTGAATTGATGTTAGCAGACGCTGAAGTGTTTGTGCGTTGTCAAGGTATTTTTGATCACACATTATTTGATCGAAAATTACAAGATGCGGCAGAGTTTATCAATGCTTACGCTAAAGAATATTCTGTACTGCCAGACTACGAAATGGTCAATGCATCGTGTAGAATCGATCTTGCACGTCCCGAGGATATCAAGGCAGGGCACATGGATTGGCTTATGGACGAGTTTGAAAACTTTACTCGTCACAAAGCATTAGAACGTGCAATTATCAATTCAGCAGACTTATTAGAAAAGCATGACTATGGTGCGGTAGAAGTCATGGTCAAAGAAGCAGTACAAATTGGTCTTGCCAAAGACATGGGTACAGATTACTTTGAAGATCCCAGAAGTCGATTAATGAAGATCAAAGACAAGAATGGTCAGATTAGTACAGGTTGGCCGACTCTTGATAAGAAACTATTTGGTGGAATGAACAGAGGCGAACTGAATATTTTTGCTGGAGGTTCGGGTGCAGGTAAATCTTTATTCTTGGCAAACTTAGGTGTGAACTGGGCATTACAAGGTTTAAATGTAGTTTATCTAACATTAGAACTTTCAGAAGAACTTGTATCAATGCGTATTGATGCCATGCTTACAGGAATTCCAACCAAGGAAATTTTTAAAGATCTTGATGACGTTGAAATGAAGGTCAAGATCATTGGTAAGAAATCGGGTGCATATCAAGTCAAATATATGCCCAGCGGTAAGACTGCCAATGATCTACGTGCATACTTGAAAGAATATGAAATTAAAACAGATCGAAAAGTAGACATACTTTTAGTTGACTATCTGGATTTATTAATGCCTGTAAGCCGTAAAATTAGCCCGGCAGATTTGTTTATCAAAGACAAATATGTATCTGAAGAATTACGCAATCTTGCAGTAGAAAAGAACTGTGTGCTGGTCACTGCGGCACAGTTGAATCGTGGTGCTGTAGAAGAAGTAGAGTTTGATCATAGTCACATTTCGGGCGGACTTAGTAAGATTCAAACTGCTGATAACGTGTTCGGTATCTTTACTTCAAGAGCTATGCGTGAACGTGGTCGTTATCAAATTCAGTTGATGAAGACTCGTTCGTCAAGCGGTGTAGGACAAAAGGTAGATCTTGAGTTTAATCTCGAAAGTCTTAAAATTACAGATCTACCAGAAGATGAACAGGAAGGCAACGGCGCAGTTGGCAGAGGAGCCAGCAGCCTAATCGAAAATATTAAACGTAAAACTGAAATACAAAGAGAAGATCCTGCAGACGGCGAACCCGTAGGCAAGGTACGTGGAACTGTGCAGAGCACAAAACTGCGTGAAATTCTCAGCAACATGAACACAGATGAAGACGCACCGTTTTAAATTAGCAAAATATTTTAGTCCCGAATCAGGATTTTCAGAAAATATAGACATAGATTGGCCCAGTGTACATCGCCAAGCAGGTGTTGATCATATACAATGGCTTAAAAATCAGGATCCTGCTCAGTGTCAGTTAGTTGTAGAACAAAAAATCAACGACCCTTATACCTACGTTGTTGCTGAAATTTACACAGATAAATTAGCTACTCAGTACGCCCTAATGTGGGCTAAATAATGGATGCGAGCAAAAGAATTTATCACTGAAGTAACTCAGAAGAAAATCAGCAAAAGACAAGACCAAAGTACCAAAGGTCTGCACGTCTACGGAGATTCAGAACGCTGGAACAGTGATTATGTAGCCTATAGATTGGGTATGGCTGTGGCCGGTACCGACGGAAAAACTCCACCCGATATGGCTGCTAAAAGTTGGATAGGCAAAAGTAAAAGCACACATCCTTATACTCAAGAAGAAGCAGAAATGCTTAAATTAGCTTATAAAACAGTGGGTGCTGATTACAAAGATTTAAATCGCGGCGATTTAGAAAGCCACGAGTTAGACACAGTTAATAATCAAAGTCCAGTGTCCAAGCCTAAGAAAAATCGTTTCGGAGTTTGAAATGCGATTACGTCAAATCGATGAACGCTCAGATATAGTCACAGTTAATCGTAGATTAAATCCCAAGATATGGGACGGCGACAAATTAGACATAGAAGTGGCAGCCAAGCTGGAAGATATTGCTCGAGCTTTTGAAGAATTTATAGGTATCGATCTTGACGTTATAGATTACACCATTACAGGATCGAACGCTAATTATACTTGGACAGAGTACAGCGATCTTGATCTACATTTGATTATTCCTGGAACGCCCACAGACGAACAACGAGAATTATTCAATGCCAAAAAAGCTCTTTGGGGTGAGCAACATAACATCACTATCAAGGGTCTGCCTGTAGAATGTTATGTGCAAGGTGAAGACGAACCTCATCACAGCACAGGTGTTTTCAGTTTGATGAAAGACAAATGGTTAGTAGCTCCAAAGAAAGTCAAACCTAAACTTGACGATGCAGCCATCGAAGCCAAAAAAGATGCTGTGCTACATGATATAGAAACTGCTCTACTAAGTAAAGATCTTGCCAAACTTAGAGTAGTCAAAGAAAAAATTACCAAGATGCGAAAAGCAGGATTAGAACGTGCCGGTGAATGGTCCGTGGAAAATCTTGTGTTTAAGATTCTTCGCAATCTTGGTTTAATTGATCAAATCACAGATAAAATTCGAGAACTGGAAGATCAACAGCTCAGCCTTGAGCAACAGAACAACATATTAGATTAACGTGGGAATCTGATATGTAGTTTGTTTTTCTTCGAAGTGTCATCACCTTCAAGACGATGTACAACTTCAAAGCCAGCCAGCGATTGTTCGTGACCAACTAACTTTCTTCTAAAGTCCATTATGATCACTGAATCTTCAGTGGTGTGTCTAAGAATTAGATCTTTATATGTGGCCACTGGATAATGAAATCCGCAGCTGATCCAACTGTAGACAACATCGAATTTCACATCAGGATCAATATGGATGTTGTTGGCATCTACAAAAGTATAAGTCATACCTTGACGATCCCATTGTTCTTTGAGCTTACTCACTGGAGAATAAAACAAAAAGTCTTCTACTGGACCGTATTTGGCCTTCCTTGCGGCTTCTGGATTATTGTCAGCAAAATCACCGTCTAACAAGTACAGTTCACATCCGTACTTTTGTTGAAACAGGCTTGACACATTGGCGTAACCGCAGCCAATATCTAAGATTCTTTTAGGTGGTGTTTTAAGGTACTGATCAACAAGATGAAAATTGTTTTCAGTACCTTTAACGTAGTCTGGTGCGAGCCAATGTCGCAGATAGTATTCAGTATCTACCATTATTCGTTTCTATTGCCGAATAATTGTAACAAGCTGATAAAGATATTGATAAAGTTTAGATACAGGCTTAGTGCGCCCATGATTTCTGCTTTACCATCGTTTTCATAGCTGACTAACTCTCTGATTCGCTGTGTGTCATAGGCAGTCAAACCCAAGAACACAAGAATAGCCACAGCACTCACAGTCATGGCCAATGCTGAACTACCAATAAAGATATTAACGATGGATGCCAGTACCACAGCGATCAAACCTACTAACAGGAACGTGCCCCATGAAGTAAGATCTTTCTTGGTAAAGTAACCCCAGAAACTCAGTGTGCCAAATAAAATAGCACCGCCCATAAAAGCCGACACAATGCTGCCTATCTGATAGACCACAAAGATTGTGGCAAAACTCACGCCCATTAGGACTGCAAATGCATACAGAAGAATCTGTAGTGTGCTCTTGCTCATTTTATCAAAGGCCAAACTCATGCCTAAAACTGCCACCAATGGTGCAAACATTATGACCCATTTTAAACCGGTGCCAAACATCACTGCCATTAGAGCAGGTGAACTGGCCACCAGCATACTGGCAAACATACTGACTAACACAGCCAGTGCCATGTGACCATAGACTCGTCCCATAGCTGAATTAATTTCTGATGCAGAACGAACAGTGGTTGAAGCAAACATATTTTGAACTCCTTGTGGTTGCGTATAATTTTATTATACAGTAAAATATTTAATCGGACAAGGCCACAGGGCACCAAAAATGCGGTTTTTTGCCGTGAATAATAAATACGCATATAATCCATCAACAGGGGCACGATGATGTTACATATAATCCGCGATCTATCAGACAACTTACTAAATCTAATCAAAGACGATCCAGTTCGTCCAGAAATTCCTGCAGAGCAACGAGTCAACGAAAACAGTGAGATTTTCGTGCTCAAAGATGAAAATGATCAACCTCTGGCAGTGACCTGCGTGAAGTTTTTGGATCATATTCCAGCTGCTGTTGATGAATTGGCTGATCGTGCAGTGCATACCAATACTGCTGTGTTTTATACCATTTGGTCATATGCTGCAGGTGCAGGTCGTACTCTAATCGAGCAGGCTCAAGCGCAGATCAAAAAAGAACATCCAGAAGTGGATGTCTATGTCACGCTGAGTCCAAAAACAGAAATGGCTCGCAGATTCCATCATAAAAACGGTGCTGAAACCTACAGAGAAAATTCAGACACAGTGAACTATCTTTACAGATAATTACTGTTCGTTTCGAATTGAAGGTACGTAGGGTTTGACAAATCCTACCCAGGGCACACCAGTTCTCGTAGACATTTTTTCAGCAAGAACACGAGCCTGCTCTTCGGCCAAGGCATACTGCTGTTGAGTATACCTTGCACCAGTGAGATCTTGATTTTTCACAGTTTGCCCAGTGACTACATTACGAGCCATGGGCAACAAGTACATGTTATTATCCATAATGATATTTATGCAGATTTTGCAGTTTTATCATCTACTAAACGAGCCAAGGGCACTGCTGAACCTGTGGAAATTAGACTCATTATGACCACTGCGGCAAACATGTCGCCTGTGATGATCTGTGCTTTGAGCAAGACTGTGGCCAAGAAGATCTCCATCAGCCCTTTGTTCTGTAGCAGAGCAGTTTTGAACATGACCCTGCGGATACCCTCGCTGCGATAGGCCAACCAAACTCCCACAAACTTTGTCACAACTGCGATCATATACATGCCCACAGCAGCACCAAGAATTATTTCTAACGGGCTGGTCCACTGTACTTTCAAGCCAGTCCAGATAAAGAACACAGGCATTAACCAATACATTTGATGTTCAGCCATACCGCCCAACCATTTAGTGGTTTCTCGTGGTATGATCATGCCAGCAAGGAAACCACCTAATAGCCAGTGTAGGCCTGCCCAATGGCTGAATGCTGCCCAAGTAAAGACCAGAGCCACAGTGAGTGTGGGCCATGAGCTTTCGCCCAGCCAGTTCATCAATCTGGGATATAACCAATAGACCAAAGCTGTGGCTGCAAAGAACACAGAAGCCAACATCATGGTCTTGCCAAAGGCAATGATCAAGCCTATGGTCAACCAAAGTATAAGATCATCAAATGTGACCAAGGCCAACAGTCTACGATAAAGATCTGTGCCGTAGATGCCTATGCTCTTGGAAGCCACAACCAACATGGGCAGAGCAGTGATACATGTGGCCACACCCATGGCCCAAGCAAACTGCATTAGTCCTGCTGAAGGATCGTGCCATATGCCCGAATCGAAAAATATGGCAAAACAGGCTGCAGCCAGGCCTATGGGCAAAACTATGACTTGGAAGGCCTTGAGCCATATGCCCTGTCCTTCCTGTGCCAACACTTCTCGGGGTTTTAACTCAAGACCTGCCATGAACGCAAATATGATAATGGCCATGGTCTGTATGGTGTCCAAACTGGCTCTGACACCGGGTGTGAACAGGGTACTAAAGATCTCAGGATGATAAGCTCCCAGAGCCGACGGCCCGATCAATATGCCGCAGAATATCTGGAACATAGGCAAAGGCATCCACGACTCCAGTCGCAGCAGTCGCCATACGATCCATGGTATCATGACCATGGCAGCGATAATAAACATAGTAGTGATCATATCAGTCCTTGAATTTTATCCAAATTTCATAGTAGGGATCATAGCGCCATCCCTGGGGTGGTGTCAGCGGATCAAACAGCCATGGTGCTGTGGCCGGTGTGGGCAGTGGCTGACTCCAACGAGCTGAGTAACTTTGAGCAATCTGATCACGAACTTGGGGATCAGTGTATTCGTTGGCATACAGGCCTTCTGTTAATGTTTCCCAATCTGTGCGACCCGGTGGGAATACAAAATCAATGATATTTTTTAGCATGAGATATTTAACTGATCAGTTTATGATCACGAACGGAATCTGGAGAGATTGCCCAGTGTTTCTGAAACTTGCCGTACCCACTGTGTGTCACCTTGTATCTCAGTGTCAAAGGCCATGCTCCAACGATCCTGCCCAGATTGATTGATCTGTGTCTGATGATCCAACACAGAAGGAGTGATGATCAGCAGTCCTCGTTCACAGGGCATGCGCCAACTGTGGCTGTTCCAAATGTTTAGTTCTCGTATGTCCCAGCGATGATTGCTGCGATGTGGAGAATAAAACTCAAGATCTGAAGGATGATCACACAGCATGATCACACCAGAAAACACACTGTTTGAGTGAAAGTGTCTGGGCTGGCTCTGCCCCTGCTCATAGCGATTGATCCAGCTCTGTGTTATGATCAATTCCACTCCCTCAACAGCACTCAGATAGCTGTGGAACAGTTCCCTCAAACACTGATCTATCTGTGTTCGCAAAGGCTGCCACGGCTCAGTGTCTAAGATGTGATTGTCCGTGCTTTGGCTGAGATCATAAAATTGATTGAACTCTACACTACAGTGATCCGGACATTGAGATAAATCCAGGATCTCAGTGTACATGGGCATACTGAATAAGGGTGTGATCTTGCTCATGGTGTATTTAAGAACTAAGGCGAAGCCGCAGCGCAATTTTAGAGCGCGAAGCGTCAGCGCAAAAATTACGAAGTAAGCTGCGAAGCAGCGCAAAAAAGGTAGCGATTTCTGTGTCCCCGGCGATCTCCAATCTACCGTGTGTTTATCGTTCTATCTGCGGATCATCTGTGTCAAACAGTGTTCTTATGATACGTGATTGTTCTGGATACTTTAATAACCATAGATCAGCCAACTGTGCGTTCTTGAACAGCAACCACCAATCTATGGGTATGGCTGCATTGTAAGCATCAGTATGTGACCACGATCTGGGCCAATAGTGTACAGAGTGTGACCAATGGGTCAACAACTGTTGTTGTGGTAGTTGCAGAGGCTCGAGGTAAACTATCAGCACTGATCACATGAATACATGTATCAATCCCAATGCAATCATGAGCACGCCTGCAAAAAACTCTGCTGTATTCATATAATTATTTACGGTGTACTTACACTGATTATATGACGATTTATGGCTTTTTAGTACTATGACTTTCCTTAGTATGGTTAGTACTGACTCTACCCCATGTGATACGAGCCCATAAGCGATCGTACAAGTAGAATGAAGTCATCCATATACAGTTTATGATTATAGTGGGCACAAGAGCTTGACTAAGACTCTGTCCAGTGATCAATAACATACAGTACGTGGTGATCAAGACCCATATGCGATATATGACTGTTTTGACAAGACTGCGTGTACGAGTTTCGTAGATCACAGTTTAAACACCTTTTTATACCATGGAGCAATATATCTAACAGTTATCAGTGCTATGGGAATGGCTGTGATCCAATGCTGTAACCATAATAACAGCTCAAAGTGGAAGGGATCATAGTGCATGTGAGTGACTGTGAGCGTGATAAATCCTGTGGCAGTTACAGCAGTGAGCAATTGTAGGATGAACAGTTTCATAGCTTATTTCTTTGGTTCAATGGCATTGTGTAGATCAAGACCGTTGGAACATTTAAAGTCCTGTGTGCAGCGAAACATCTGGCCCGTTTGTGTGTTCATTACGATCACAGAACTGTCCCGGGGATCTATGTTAAAAGTGTATCTGCCATTGTCCACTGCGGGCATGGTAACTTGATAGCCCAACAATGCTACCATGATTAAAGTCAGTAATTCCATAATGTGTATATAGCCCAAAAGGGTCCTGCAGGGTAAAAAAATAGCCGCGCAAAAAATTTGGGTGGAGTACTTATCTTTTCTGGGTGGTGATTTTAGACCACTACCACGCTAAAAAACGTTAGTGTACACTAACATACTATACCGGTCACCCCTCAACACCTCGGGCTCTTCCCAGTGGCCCGCCTCTCTTCTTCAGTCAAGTGTCCCCCACAGACTCTATTGGCAGCACCATCCCAGGCTGGTATCTGTGAGAACAACTGTTGTCCCGGCTTTGGGTCCCAGGGCGCATCTCTGCGATCACGCTTTAACTCTGCGTGTATCTGCGCACAGCCCGTAGTTAATACAGTACTACTTACGGCTACAGTGACTAATAAGATCTTTAGCAGTCTGTTCATACTGTTCCAATCCTTCCTGTTGTTCTATTGATTCCCATATGGCTATCTCAAGCAGCCCTTGTGCATCTACTTGATCCCTCCTGGGCAGTGTGCTGATGAATGCTCGCACACGGTCCATGGTGTCCAAGTCCCACATCACACTGATCAGGGCCTTCTGTTTGGGCGTGAGCCCTGTGATGGTTATCATTTCTTCAATGCTCGTTCAACACGATCAGCTTCAAACTGTAGCTGGCTTACTCGCATGTCATAGCAGACCTTGCACAGGTATCCTATACTGATCAAGCCCACTACAATCATAGTAGGGATCTGTCCAATGTAGATGCCGCTGAGTGCTACCGCAACTCCTACTCCTGCTCCAAGGCCAAACATCTTGGCCACATCCAATAACGCTCTCTGTTTCAATGTCATATTATTCCTTAATTAGTCTTGTGCCTGTGTACATTAGTATAAGTCCGCTCACTGCTGCCAGGCACTGTGCCAGCAATGAAGCTTCAGGTTGAGTTTCCATGCCGCCCACTGCACCCATTGTGAGTAGTAGGCCGCCGATGATGTATGCTGCTCCAAGTCTCTGTATAGTCATTTGTTTCGCTCCTTCTTTATGATAATCTAATTATAGCACCAATTGCGTAGATTGTCAATAAGCCTGAATTCACTGCTACGAGGTTCCAGTCTCTAACTGTGTAACTCCAGTATAGATATAATACTGATCCTACGTTCAGTAATACTATGTTCAGGGGATCCCAAGCTAATGCTGTTGCACCTGCTCCAGCGAGGGTACTGATCAATGCTAAATGTTTGGCTATGTTTGCTAAGTTCATGTTCATATTGTAACATAACTTGTCCAAAATGTCAACCAAAATAATAGCCCTACGTGTTGTAGGGCTATTGACATTACACAATCTCTGTGTTAATATCAGCGATAAATGTTAAATCTTCTTCGGAGGCAAACTCTACGGCTTGCTCCTGTGCTTGCTCCGCATCTTCTGCTTCTACATACACTGTAAATGTTACTTTATAACTTTGCATATTCGCTCCTTTTGTTAACTTAAAAACAGTATAACACAGGGAGCCCAATTTGTCAAGTAGCAAATAACCCTACTGCTGCTAAGGTTTTACCAAGTCTGCGCCGTCCTGTTCACGGATGATTATGCGAGCACCACGAGCAAATGTGTGGTTTAGATGCTGGATCAGAGCTTCGCGATCTGTGCCCTGGCCCAAGAACTGGCTGTCACTCTTACGATACGCATAGATTACATCATTGTGCTGTTCCAGGGTGACTTCTACTACGGTTTCACGTGGCAGATCCTGGGGTTCGTCCTCTTGATCAATGCGATCCCGGAGTTTGAGCAGTTGCTCAGTGGTTACGCCCAGATCATTGAGGATCTGCTTAAAGGCCTGTGCCTGTCGGACCGTGGTCACGAAGGCACTCAGGATCCAGCCTAACACAAACGCTGCCACAGTGAGAATTATTGTTTCCATATAGATATTTACTCTGCGTATTCGTAAAAGGTCACTGTGGGATCCAACTGCTGTAACTCCCTGGCTGCCGCTGTTAGGTGATCCCAGCGTTGGCGCACCGCACTGCTGGATAATTCACCGTCGCAGGTTAGGTTCTCTGGGCTCAGTGCTGAATCAATGGCATTGGCGATCTTTTGGTTATCACGTCCAATGCGTAGTGGAGGCTGTTTGAACAGGGCTTCCCAAGAGTTGTGTTGCTCTACGAAACGGTTGAGATTGATAGTTGTGGTATAGGTCATTGCTCGCTCCTTTGTTTAACTATATGTGTATATTATACTGCCAAACACGCCAAAAGTCAACCTTCCAGTTGCTCTGCTAAATTAGCTTCCATACAATACACAATTTCCTGTGTGTTGTTGCCTAACGTGTTGTAACCAGCTGCAAATAGTCTGTCCGCAATAGCGTCCAATTGTGCAATCATCTCAGTTGCTTCTGTAGCTGTTAAAGGTTTGTTAGTTAGCATGTTCACTCCTATTGTTTAATTACAAACAGTATAGCACCGTTTGTCCAAAATGTCAACCAAAAAAAGAGGTGTTGTTTTTACACAACACCCCCCAAACTACAGCTTAGAACCGGGAGCGAATCGGTTAAGCTGCGACTGCGGCCTTGACGGCTGCTGTTTTCTCGGGCTTCCCAGCCGGATTCTTCTTGATAGTGTACGCAATGGCAGCTTCGATAGCGGAGTTGCCCTTGCCAAATCCAATTTCAACGAGATGCTGCGCGATTTCAGCTTTGGTCATCTCATGGGGTAAATCAATCAGTTCTACACCCGTGTGTCCGTTCTTGGCCAGGATCTTGATACGCATAACGTCGTTAGCGAAACGGATCTTGGTCTTACCGTTTAAAGTACTTACACCTGCTACTGCGAACTTTTTGTTTGTTGCCATTTTGTTACCTCTTTCTGTGTGTGTTAACGTTGTTACTGCTCGAGTATTAATTATACACTCGATTGCTCAAAACTGCAACCATTTAGATGCCCAAACGAGACACCTGAATGGTTACAGCCTCCTTCTCGTCTAATGCTGCGATAAACTCGTCATCATAGACCAGATCCTGCATGGCCAAATCGATCATGGTTTCGACTCGGCCCTCGTCCGCTCGACCTGCACCCTTGCAGATCACAGTGAACATGTATTTGTATTCTCTCATACATACTTCTCCTGCTGTAATAGGAACTCTACCAATGCTTCATCACGCAAGTATATACTGCTCTTTTCGCCGTCCCAGGCCCATTTTGGCTGAACTCCGTCAAAGTTGTCCGGACGAGCAAGCTCTTGTTCGGCACTGGGTCCAAAACGGTTCCACAGATAGTTGCGTAGCTTAATCCACTGCTGTTGCACATGCTTCCTGTTTGCGTCACCGTAGCCATAGAACTCCACGCGGTGCGTGAAGTGTCCATAGCCCTTGTAGTTGCGATTGAGCTTGGCTAAGAAGGCCATTAGGCCACTCCCTGCTCTTTACGAGCCTCAATACCATCCTTGAGCCATTCTGATAACTCTTCTGGCTCTTCGTATTCACGCATAGTTTCTGTGATGCCCATGCAGTCATCTAACTCCTGTGGAATCATGTTTGCTACTTGATCTGCTGACATGTTTGAAATATCATAGCAGTCATCGCCTGACTCAGAGGTATACATACCGCAGAATCCGCACCCTGGTTCATAGTAGCAGGCTTCGATCTTGAGTCCTTCAAGATCTAACTCTTCATAGACGCCCACAGGAGGAGCCCACGCTGAGTCAAATGATATTGTTAGGCACTCACCGTTGTCATCTAAGTCTGCGCCACCGTCACCACCAAAATCCCATTTGGTTCCCCAACGGTTCACACAAAAGTCATACCAGTTAGCGTAGCCAAACTCTTTGACGAGCTCTTCATCGACGCTTCCATCAGCAACAGCGTCTTTGAGTGGTTGGGGAACTGGGATAACAGACTCACAGAACTCACCACGATCATAAGCATCCTTGAGCTCAGCAATGCGAGCCTTGGGACCTGTGATTGCTACAAAGTTTGAACACCAATTTGGCATAAGTCGCTCCTCTAAGTTATGTGTATATTATACAGTCAAACATCCAATTTGTCAACCGATTTGTAGCCTTTAACCATCTTATACAAAGGGTCAATGCACTCTTTACCCTCTACAGTGTAGGTATCGTCATACCAATCGAGGAAGTCTATCTGCGGATCGGGTGTGTCCCCATCGTTGGCCATCTCCAGTGCTTCCTCTTCAGAATCAGCCTCTATGAAGTAGGTTTCACAGACTATACTTCTGCGATAGACTTCAAACACATACTTAGGCATATAATCCCTCCGTGTGCTTACATTTGCCCCTGAATGTGTAACCAGGGCAAGTGCAGGTCTTCTCTACAGGATCTACATAATAAACGGCACCCTTGGATCCCTGGATCATCTGCAGTGCATTCTCAACTGTATTCACGTGGGAATCAAAGAGGCTCGCATCGGCTGGCACAAACTTACGGCCACGCTTATCAAAGTTCTTGATACCTTTCTTAAAGTAGAAAGGCTCTGTGTCGCCCTGCTTGATATAGGCAATCAGAGTTGTGCCGTCCAGCAAGTAGGTATGATTGGGTGTGTCCCAATCAGTGACCTCACGCACTGCTTCCATTAATCGTAGTCCTTGAAACAGCCAGTGGCTTCGTTATAGTTATAGCCAGCCATGTATTCCTTTACTGACTCTGCGTCCTGCACATGGACACGATCACCTGAGTCACCACCTACACCACCGTAGTGTGGCTGTGGAGGACGGCGGTAGTATGAATCGGCACTGCCACGATCATACAATGAACCATGGCGGTTACGCACAAACTGAGGACCCTTTAGGGCTGCCACGGTTGCTTCTTTTTCAGTCTGTTGGTATAATTGATCTATCATTTTTCGCTCCTTCTTAGTATGTGTATATAATAACATACTTTTACCAATCTGTCAACCAAAAAAAAGACCCTACAAATCGTAGGGTCAAAACAAGCATCGCCTTAATCTAACCGTGATCCCGAATAGATAGTTTCGAGACCCAACTCTTCCTTCATGACCATCGCATAGGCAGTTGCCCCATGCTCAGCAGCATCTACGGATTGACCGTTCCACCAGCGATTCCACAGTTGCAGACCACGTGGATAACCTGGACGGAATCCCACTTCTGCAAGGGCCTTGCCCATCTTAGAGTTGCTGCGGACTTCATTGACCGTGACCCAAGCAAAGCCACAGGCACCCCCGTCTCGGCCGCCGAAGTGTTTGTCTGCGAATGCCTGAGCGGCCTTCTGTGCTGCGTCCATGGCTTTGACGTGGGCCATCTGGACTTTGATCGTTTCGAAATTTGACATGGTTCGCTCCTTATCAGTTACTATGATTCTATTATAACACCGTGCCCGCCATTTGTCAACCCAATAACCTTACGATGCTTAGGGCCTCTCTTTTCCAGCTTCTCGCCCTTGAACTCCTGTGCCACGTAGTATTCGCAGAGTTTGTTGCGGATCATCGTGGGCAGGTTGTCTGCGTGTTCGTCTGTGACTATGAAACGCACTGGACAACGACCCCAGGTGTTGAACTTCAGGAACTCTGCGTAATAACGTCTGTGCTCTTTGTTCTCTGCATCAAACGCGACCCATGGGCGTGAATAGTATTCAAGTCTGCTCATGAATTCACCGTGATGTAAGGGCTGAGTTCGTCTGTGTGTACAGGAATATCATCTTCCCAATCACCTTCATCAGAGTCCTCGTCAACAAGCTGACCGTCTTCATCATACATAGGATCTTCGTATAATTTAAAGTAGCTCATTTAACAGTTTCCTTCATAACCTCTTGAGTTTTACCAACGGCCTTGTCTACTGCGTTAGCCACCCCAGAGATGCCTACAGTTGCCACAAACATCCCTGCTACGAATGCAATAATGATCTTAATCATTAGTCTTCACTCCATTCTGAATAGTTAGGTTTTGGGTCATTGCGATGCTTGAACTTATACCACAGAGCTTGGGGAATGCCCATACGCCAAGCCCAAAGGAAATCCATTACTAACAGTCCTGCTACGAATGCAATTAACAGTTCCATCTTACCGCTCCTTTCTACTTACTATACCTATAGTATAGCACCAATTTGTCTAAATGTCAACCATCTACCTATACACATGTATACGTGTAGCAGCGGGGTCTGTGGCAAAAATGCCACACCCGCCGGCACTCTTAGGCCGTTTCCTTTTCGTAGATCACTGTCTGACCAAACGGCGCTTCTGCGGATGTATTGCCTTTGACAATAAAGATCGTATCGCAATAGTCCTCAGGACCCCAACTACCACAAGGATAGCCGTCTGTGAACATAATGAACTTCTTGGGCATAATGCCATTCTCTTCCATGAAAGTAAAGTTCACTTCAAAGTCTGTGCCACCACCGCCCATAGGCTCATAGTTTAATAGATCGTCACTGTTATCATGTGTGATAGCCTGATGATTGTAGATCTCTGTATCAAAGCACCACAAGTTGATCTTAAAGTCCTCGTATTGATCCATAATACCTTTGATCTCTGAAAGGAATACAGTTGCGTCTGCTTCACCGATACTACCTGACATATCGATAGCGATAGCCACGTCAATGGTAGTTGCTTCTTTCATGCCCGGAAGGATAGCACCACTGTGCATACTCTTACGGTTAGGGCGAGTAAAGGAATAGTCATTGCGAACAATGCTCTGGATCTCTTGGCGAACCAACTGACGCCAATCCATCTTAGGCTCAGTTAAGTTCTTGATCATGCGTTGGATACCTGCGGGTACCTTACCTGCACCTGCGGCCGCGGCACTCTGGATCATAGCCTGCTTGATCTCGTCCTTGATCTTCTGTGCTTCTTCTTTGCTAAGGCTGGGCTTACTCTTACCGTCTTTGGTCTTGTCGCCCTCACTGCCGGCACCCTCTTCTTCTTTGATATGCTCGTCAAGCAAGTCACCTAACTCTTTGAGCAATTCAGGCATAGACACCTTCTCTGCTTTTTCGTAGAGCTCGTCATAGATCTCTTCCCAAGCCTTACCACGATATTTGCTGTCATAGCAGATCTGAACTTCAGTGATCTTCTCGCCAATACGCTCATCGACAAGGATCTGATTGACAGCATAGTCCTGAGCGATATTAGACAGCATACGATCACGGCTACCTACACGGCCAAAGTGATCAAAGATAGCGTGACAGATTTCGTGTGCAAAGAGGAACTCTAACTTCTTAACAGATAGTTTGGTCACGAACTCTTTGTTATACATAAAGTCACGACCGTTGGTTGCCGCGGTTGGGCACCAGTCTGAAGCGTCAATGAGACGCATACGAGTTGCCATATTACCAAAGAAAGGTGCTTTGAGCAGAAGGCCAACTCGGGCAGTTGTCAGTTTCTCTACGATTGGATCTTGCATTGTTCGCTCTCCTAATATATGTATATATTATAGCACCAAAATTCTCAGTTGTCAACCGCCCAATAAAGGTGGGTGTGAGCCCTGAGAAGCCCACACCCTGCGATGAACGAGGTCTTAGTTCTCCATCGCTGAAAGCACATACTTACCATACTTCTTATGGAACTCGTCAAAGGACTTCATCTTAGTTGCGTCCAAGGGCAAGTCATAGTTGGTAAGGGCTGTCTTGGCACCCATGACCACGAGCTCAGTTGGGAAGTTATCCATCATATAACGGAAGAAACGATCCGCCATATCATCCCACTTGGCTGCCTTCTTCTCTGCACGATCTTTGAGCTCATAGCAGAGGCTAACGGTCAAGGAATACATCGCTGACACTTCTTTGATCTGCAAGTCTTTGACTTTACCATCAAGGATGTCATCTGCCTTGGGCAAACGACCTGCGATCTTACGGTGAGCCATGAACTTCTGTGCAAGGCCATCACCAACGGCACCCGCGATCAAGTTGTGTAGAGTATCAGTGTCTACATCATCATCTGACAGTAGATCGGATACGAACACCCATGAGCGAGGAGTTGCGAAAGCCTTGGATGCTGACTTAGGATCAAAGTCATACAAGTCTTGCTTGGCAAAGCCTACATAACCTACAACCTCAGGATGCACCTTGTTAAGGGTAGCCCAGTCCTGGAAGTCATCAAAGTCCACTTTCATTTCCAAGTGAACGAAACGGTTGGCCAATGGCGCTGGCATACGATAGGTAACACCACGATCGCCTTCACGGTTACCCGCGGCCACTACATCAACGCCTTTGGGCAATTCATAGGTACCAACACGGCGATTCAGGATCAACTGATAGGCCGCTGCCTGAACAGCCGGAGGAGCAGAGTTCAACTCATCAAGGAAGATAATAGCAGTGGACTCTGGGTCTGTGGGCAATTCTGCAGGAGGAGCCCAAACCATGGCACCCTTGTCCGAGTTGTAATAAGGAATACCTTTGATGTCTGTGGGTTCCCACAGGGCCAAGCGAACGTCAATTACTTCACGCTTGAGTTCTTCGCCAATCTGCTTGACCACATCGGATTTACCAATTCCTGGAGGGCCCCAAAGGAAAGTAGGACGGCGAACACTCAGCGCCTTACGGATGGATTTCTTGGCTGACTTAGGGCCAACTTGACGGACGGATACATCAGTGGTTTTACTCATATAGACCTCGCTTTAGATTTACTTCAAACATTACTTCTCTCAGTATTAGTATTATAGCATCAAACAAAGACCTTGTCAACCGAAGGGTTATTTGATTTTTACAAAGTTCAGCTGGGTAACACCGTCCGGTCTACGGGCTTTGATCTTGCCACGTATAGTAGGGGTGCCCTCCAGCTTAGATCCAATCCAAAAGTCCAGGAAGGAATCGCCCATACGAGCAGAGACCCGGAACTTGTCGTAGTTAGGATTGTAACGGCACTGGACCACAGTGATCTCACCTTGCACTACGTCACCCACGTTGCCGCCCAGGGGTTCTGAAGCATAGATCTCTCTCTTGAGCTCTGTGTTGGCACGATCTCTACGGGCAACATCGGGTAGGCATCCGATAACAGCAAAGTCATACATATCGCGGCCCGTGAACGAGTCTTTGGCAGCGATCTTCATAGCAGTCTGCTGAAAGTCGTTGAGCTGACCCGCAATGGCTTTGAATGTATATGTTTTGAAATGATCCCTGTATTCACGGCCAGCAGCAATGTCTGCTTCTGTGGCCACAGCCAGTGTGCCTTCACGCAGCCAGGTCTTGATCATGATCTTGTTGGCCCTCTTCACAGGGTTCTTTTGATCCACGTGGAAGTCGTATTGATCTTCTTTGAGGTATCCACCGTTGATACGATCAGCAGCAACAGCAAGGCCCCATACTTGATCTGCAGTGAAGTTCATTGTTCGCTCCTTCATAATATACTTATTATACGATCATTTGCCCAAAATGTCAACCCCACAATGACGCACAATGAGCCTAAGTTTGTGCAGTAAATCTTTGCCAGGGGAGGAGTGCCGGGGGTGTTGTATTTTTGCCACAGTAAGGCCAAAAAGAAAGGGCCCTTCTGGACCCTTCCCCAAACCCCGCCCCGGGAGCGAATCGGATTGGAATTTGAACTCTGCGTCTTAGAGGGTGATACCCATCTGAGCGGCTTTGTAACCAAGGGCAACAATCTTACGGCTTGGCTTGCCCAATACATATTCAGTTACCTTAACACCATTACCTGCAACACGGCTGTTGGCGTAAACAGCGTAACCATTTGCACGGATGCGGCTTGCTTCAGCAGCCAAGTTACCTACGCCAAAACGCTTCTTAGCTTCGGCAGCAGTTAAAGTAGCACCGTTATACAATGCGTTGAATACCTTAAAAGTCTTAGTGTTTTTGTTAAAGTGTTTCATGTGTGTGTTCCTTCATTAGTTAAGTTAAAAAGCTGATTACCTTTTCTTCAGCGTGTTACAAGTTTACTACCGTTCTGATCTACAGTCAACTTAAAGATTACCAATATCAACTCTTTTTGGCAATCCTTACGTCACTACGGATAAACACTCCTAAGATCAGTACTGCCAACCACGTCCAGATCGTGTAGGGTATTGCGAACAGCGATCCAAACAGTGTGTTCCAAGCCCAAATTACCAATACAGGCCCAGCTACTACCAAAACAGTTACCAACGCCACTACAAATATAAAGAACAGTGTGCTCTTAAACATTTACATCCTCCTCCAGCTCTTGCTGTCGTTTCAGCTCTGCGATCTCTGCCTCGATGGCCTTTTCAGCCTTCTTGCCAGCGTAGGCAGTGCCCTTTTTATATACCACATAGTAGTGGTCAGCACAATAATTCTTGCCCTCCAGAGTTTGGCACCCGCAGTAGGGTGTGGGTTTGTTAAAGTAATCCCACGTGCGGGGGTCAAAGTCCTTGCCCAAATATGTACATGCTCCCATATTAAACCCTCTTCATAACAGTGACTTCTGCCATGCTCTTCCAGTTAGTTGCGAAGCTCTTACGCAAATCTGCAACTTTGAGCACAGTACGCAGACTCAACTCACGCATCTTAGCACGGTTCTCAATGATAAAGTCCACAACTTCATCACGCTGAACGTCTTCGAACTCGTATGCATCCAACATACCGTCCTGTACGATCTGCTTGATGCGTAGTACTTTCTCGCGATCTGTGTCCATTTGCAAGTCAATATAGTGACAACGACTCTCTAAGGCACTCAAATGGTCCTGCAACTTCTTAGAGCGTACATTCTCAAATTTAATATTAGTAATAAAAATGGCACCCGCTTTGAATTCAAACCTGTCAGGAACACCCTCATTGCGTAGTATACGACTGTCAGTGTTCCAAGAAATAGTACGCTTCTTAGATGAGTCCAGTGCTGCCTTAAGGATGTTCAAGCTCAAGTCGTCCAACAGCACAGAGTCACAGTCATCGAACACAATGACATTGCCCTTCTCACTGTACTGATACAGCTTGGTATACAGTCCAATAGCTGACATGGCACCCTTGACGATCTCATACTTGGGCTTGCGCTGTCCAATTTTATCAAACAGATCGTCCTTGCTGAGAACTTCTTCAACACCAAAGCTCTTGCCCACACCCGGAGGGCCCGTGACAATCATAGCACGAACAGTACCCCCTTTAACAGCTTTGGTCATGTCCTTGAGCACTTCGAAACGATTGCGTAGACGCTCTACAATTGCTTCATCAGTTTCGTGTGCTACTACAGCGTCACTGACTTTGATCTGCTCCAAGCTCTTGTCGCCTGCGGGCATTGCTGGTGCTTCACCTGTGACAATCATGTAACTCTCTGTGGAAGCGCATTTGATACGAATAGCCCTTTCTGGGATACCTGTGTTAGGGGGTTGAACTGATGCCCCTGCAACTGTAACATAGCCACCCTGGGCACCTGTTTTAAAACCTTCTACGAGCTCAAAACGATAGCCCTGCATGGAAGTTTCTTGTCCGCGGATACGATATGTACCCTCTCTAATTTCTACAATTGCTGGCATTCTTTTCGCTCCTAATTAATTACAATACCTCTATTATGCACTCTTTTGAGGGTCTTGTCAACCCCTAATTAATAACCCTATACAAGTCTGGGTTATTCTTCCTCTGCTACCAGGTTATCCACTGTGAGCGCAGCAAGGGCATCACCCAGGGGTACCAGCGTTTCTTTCTTGAGCACAGCAGTATCGTAGACAGCGCCACAGTACCATACCCCATTCTGCAGCACGTAGTAATACTCAGCACCGCAGCCGTGGACTTGATCAAGGAACTCTTCAAATGAGTGTGCCACTTGCCACTCCACGACCTGCCCATCGTAACCCCCGCGATCAGCATAGAAGTTCATTTCGTCCAGGGTCTCTTTGACACCACTGTTGTCCCCACGTGCTATCAGGGCATTTGCTGCTACGGAATCGTAGTTCTTGTACAGGTTCTCGCCTGTGTACTCTAAATAGCCATCATAGTGACAGTATACACTCTTGCATACGTCCCCATGCATTACCGCTACTCTTGATCTTGTGCCCATAGTTCGCTCCTTAGGATGATTTAATAGCTAACATTGTAAACGATTTTGCCAAGTGTGTCAACCGATCTTTGGCCTCCACCATAGCGTCCAGCACAAGGTCCTCACCTATGTCACTGAGGGCTTCACGTGCATCTTCGTAGAGCATGCCCCCGCAGCAGGCATTGCCCAACTCTACCCCCTCTGCGAGCACCCTGGCACGTAGTACAAACCAATCCAGATTACCACGGTCGATCTGCTCACAGATGTCTTTGATGTCGTAGGCTGTGTCATCAAAGCAGTCCCCGGGGTGTACGTCTTCCCAGGTCTTGTCTATGATTACCTTAAAGCCCTCTTGCTCGCGCTCAAGCAGGGTATCCCAATGACGTTGCATAGTTCGCTCCTATGTTAGTAAATTAGTGGGGGCTCTCTCGTTGGCCCCCGCCACGTTGCTACAAGGGCGCAAACATCTCACGCCCTGCCTTCATAAACATAGTATACGCTACTCTGTCTGCTTTGTCAAGATCATCCCAGCAGGCCTGCATGTCCATAAGCCCAGCCAGGACATCACCCCCAGTGTGCGTATCAGCATACTCTTTGACCAAGGTGCAGGCATCAGCCATGTCCATATATAACGGTGTACCCATACTACACTCCTCTCTTGTCTGTGTTATAAAACGGTTTCTCCATACGGATTAATTCACGCTCGCGCTTATGAGCTGCCTCTTTGCCGCGAACGATCTCGACCACACGAACATCTATGTCATCTTTGCTCTTGTAGGCACGTAGCAGTTCACATAGGGCCCACGTCTTAGTTTCGGTCTGCGCCCTATAGTAATGTTTGGCTATACGAGCACGAACGCTCTTTAGAACAGTGCTTTCTGTTTTGGCTGTGACACCAATGTAAGAGCCTTCAGGGCCCACTATAGTGTATATGATATGGTTTCGGTCGTTTCGTTTCGCTCTCATAGTATCCATAGTATAACACCGAACAGCCAAAATGTCAACCAATTTGTCTCGTATTTTGGTGTGGCATTTTGGCAACATTTTGGCCCCAGTCGCGGCACTCGTCGCCGGGCCCATGTTAGTTAGCACTGACTAACCCTCGGAGCTGTTCCCGGAGCTGCTCTGCTGCTGTGAGTTTGGTGGGCCGTGTTGGATTCGAACCAACGACCAATGGATTATGAGTCCACTGCTCTAACCGTCTGAGCTAACGGCCCTTGTGCTGCTGTGCTGCTGCTATAACCCCTTTGTGGCCCACGTTAACAGCACGAAGGCACCTATGATTATTAATGCGAAGATCCCACATTGCTGCAACGTTGTGGTACGTGCCCAAATTGATCCTTTATCGTCCATGATCATCCTCCCCACGCAGCGCAACGCCATGCTTGATGAATTTGAACAGCTCTTCATAACGTTCCACGAACACTTCAGGACAGGCCTCAGCAGCACGATCCATGTCCAATTTTGAAGGATAATGTCTCAGAGCCGCTTGAGCACGTTGGCGAATCTCTCGGGGAATCCTGGGGGTCCGTTTGGCATCACAGAGATCTAACAGTAGTTCTGCGGCCATTCTTACTGCACGATAGCGTTCATCTGGTAGGGTCATTTCCTGCACATCTCCGTGTCCATCTACATATAACATTGTACTATTATACGATCAAATCCCTAATTCGTCAACCATCAGCAGCGGGGCCTACTATAAATACAAGTTAATACACTGAGGAGCGACGGTGTTAACATATAGAGTAAAGTCATCACGTGTAGAACGTGTGTGGGAATTTGCCCAGTGGCACAAGTTGGCCATGTATCGTAAACGTGTGACCATATGCGGGCATTCACATATACAGTATGTGATAGAAGTTCCTGATAGTAAGATCGCTACTCGTCTACTGTTAGAACATTCAGAATACCTTGAATTAGCGTAAGATCACACAGCGGGGCCACCGTAGAAGAACCGTTTTTGCGGTGGAAGAACGGTGAAGAATGGTAGAATCTGGACCGTTTGAGCAAGGTAGATAGGGTAGATCTTATAGTTTGAGAATAGTTTGAACGGTGGATTATGAGGCTTAATAAAAATTCACACTTTTTCACACAATTTCACACAATTCTACACATAACGCATACGCACAACCTACGCAGCGGGGCCTATACGCAATCATGCTTTATCACAAAGCTCAGTAAATCACACTTTTTACTACAAAAGCCATAACTATGATCGCCACACTAATCTGTGCCGCAGCTTTAAAAGCTTCCCTACGCATCTGTCTCAGCACTTCCTCATCAATCATCACACGGCCTCTATATAGTATAAGCTTCTTAGCTCAGTAAGTCTTCGTTAATATCTATAGTATCTTCTACTATCACATATGTAGCTTCTACTATGCTTCCATCGCTCAAACGGCATAACTCTACTTCCCAGTTCGTAAACTGTTCTACTCGTTCGATTCTTTCTACAAAGCCCAAGTGAGCATTACGCGAACGCTGGGCTATCCTTGCTCCTGCAAGGCTCTTATAGTAGCGCAGTCTTAGGCCAGTGTCTTTGTGTGTCAAGAAGTAAACAGTCTTATGCATAGTGTAATTCCCAATATGATCAACACAGGCTTTGACAGTTGTAACAATGTCCATAACAGTAAGATAATAGCATCACGCATATACATATATAGTTCTCTCGGGTCTTTAGACCCTTATAATCATACGCTCGCAGTAAATAACTCTATGTACACTCTATATTATACTATAGAACAGCTGGATCGCTTTTGGTCATACAACGATCGTACCCGAGCAGTTAGACTCATACACATATTAGAAAATGATCTGCCGGGCACAGATGATCGTTACATAGTCATGGTAGACTGTTCTGAGAGCCAGTATACACTATTACAAATGTTATAGACTTATAGCTGTTTACTGGGTGATCTACGTCCAGTGGCCAGTATACAAGCGGTTTCTTTATCGTATTCTATTATAGTCCAAGAGCCAGTGTCAGGGTTTTCTGCTACAGCAATGTCAGCACCAGTCAGAGTATTACGACTCTGGAATGAGACTGATTCCCCGAAGTCCTTGCTCAACATGTCCACTACTATACTTAAGGGGAAACAATGCACAGGTTTACGCACTGTATCTGCAGATTGAGAGATCGCTGCAAGGGGGATAGTGAGTATAAGGATAGCGAAGATTGAACGCATTATAAGGGTATTTATTGGTCTAAAAAAGCCTGCAAATTTTTTGCGCGACCGCTGCCGCTTCGCGGCTACAGACATTGCCCTGGCCTATTTTGGACAACACCTATTTGCCCATGTTTTTGATCTCGTAACTTAAATACTGTATGCGTAAATTAATCATTGCTGTCAGCGTAGTTGTGTTATCTGGTTGCAGTACCATAGCCACCATAGTGCCTTCGTTCTGGGACGACAATCAAAGTAAAAAGATCGTGGATGTTCGCTTTCATGTGGAGCGATTGGACTGTGGGGGAGATGACATCAAAGCCCAAGTTTCAAAGTTACGTGATGATCTACTATGGTTTGAACTATATAGTGAGAGCAAGGGTGTTCGTCAACAAGACGTTATTCGAACAGTACATCCCATACGTGAAACTGTAGAGGACATGTACAAGAGATATCAAGCAGGGCAGGCCACCAAGAGCTACTGTGAGATCAAACAGCGTATCTTGCGCAGTCAATCACAGAAAGCCGCTGAAGCTGTGTTAGGGAGATTTTAAATGTTAGGCGAACTATATCAATTAGCACAGGGTCAGGGCCACATAGCTGAACGTGCTCAAATAGCACTACAGATCACAGAGCAACATCAAGCAGGGCAGATCTCTGATTCAGAATATCAAGAGCTCATGCAGGATCTTGCTCGTTTCGACGATGTCTGTAACGAAGCAGCAGAACTGGAAGCACGTACAGCCTTATTCACAGCCATCGTAGTTGTGGCCAAACTCAGTTAAATAAAAGTATGAGAATTCAAGAAATCCTTACTGAAAATATCTTTACCTGTGACTATCACAAAGTCATGGACGCTGTGGCTGCTCTGTACAAAGAGCACTATGACATTGACATTTGGAGCAGAGCAGATGCACACGATGAAGCTGCCAAAGTGCTGATGAAGCAGCATCCCACAGATGAAGAATTAGAATATATCATAGACACAGCAGACTTACCAGAACGTTTTGTGGATCTTGACTTTCCCTTGAATGACGAGATCATGTACGGTGTTAGCCAAGACTCAGAAGTCACTGAAGAGCCTGCTTCACGCAGCCTTTGTCAAAGTGGCAAGCCAGACTCAGCTCTGGGTGCTTCACAGTTGGCTTCCTGCAAGAGCCAGGGTTATCGCAGCAGAGACGGTGGTAAAAGTCACAAGGTTGGATCTGAGCGAATCCGAGTCCGCGGCAAGAAGATCAAGGGCAAAAAATACGGCGGACCTTTACCTGATTGGTCATGACTACAGTAGCCCAAGCCACTGACCTACTCATAGCACCTCCGGGCATTCCGGATTCCAGATTCAAAGAACGTGTACTGATGTTGACTCATCATCACGATCAGGGCTCATTTGCCTTGTGCGTAAATCACGAGCTGGACTATACCCTACAGGATCTAATGGCCAAAGTGGATGTAGACTTGGACTGTGAAGTGAACTTTCCCTTGTATTGGGGTGGGCCTGTGAGCTCATCTACTATATGGATGTTGCACTCAGCAGATTGGCATCTTGATGACTGTACTGTGAACATAGATCAAGACTGGTCTATGACTTCTAATATTGAAATGTTCAAGCTGTTGGCCCAACAGGACTTTCCCAAGTACTTTCGTATCATGTGCGGCTACTGCTCATGGAACGCTGATCAATTGAATCGTGAGCTGGAAGGGCTGCCACCCTGGCGCAAAGACCATTCGTGGTTGGTGGCTCGCAATCTTGGGCCTGAATGGCTGTTTGAGCAGCCTGTGGAAAATCTCTGGGGGTCAGCTACCACCCTGAGTTCACATCAGGCTGTAGACAGCTGGCTGTAATTACCGACAGATTTTCTTAATAGCTTCTGCTGGGTAGTTCTGGCTTACTGCTGTCTGCTTGCATTGACTGTCTGACACTAACTTATAAGTTCCCATGGCCAACAGTGCAAATATAATGGCTATCATGCTGTACCATGCTGCTCGTTCTGTGATCATTGTGTGACTCCTATTCCGAAATGTTTGAGAATTTTTGCGCCCGAATTGTGTTTGAATGAACTGCGGCAGTCTGCTACTTCCACACATTCCTGTATGATCAGTTCAGCAAATAGATCAAGACCTTCCTGATCGGGATTGTAGTCTATGCCAGCACGTTGTTTTAACTGTAGTAATAGTTCTTGATTCATCCTTAGTCCGTTTGTTTTAAGCAGTTGATTACCTGTTGTTTGGCACGTTCATCAAGTTCATGATGTTCTGCTTCCAGCATCTTACCTGCCATTACGTTGATAAACTCCTGTACAGCTTCACGACCCTCATCAGTGAAATGGCTGTAGTTTGAGCCTATGCCACTGTGATAGTAGTACTGTCGATTACGCATGATCTCCATGAGACCGCCGTAGACTGCATCTTTGATTGCGGGTCTTTGCATTTTAGATTTTCTCACCTTTCGTAAAGCCGCGGAATCGGAGAAATCGAGGGAAACGTAGCGACCATGTGTCTTCACTATCTTGGCTCCGAGTCGCTGCATCTGCACGGACTTCCACGATCTGATCAATGAGCGTATCTCGAGCTTCCCAGAATTCTCGTCTCTGTTCGTCTGTAAAGCCTGAACCCACGTTGACCACAATTCTTTTACCATCATCTATGCCCTCACATACAATGGCACCTAATCGATCTTTGTTACGACCTGTGCCTTCTTCTACCGCGGTCACTGCAAGGCTGACTTCGATAAAGGGCTTTTGTTTTAACCAAGCAGTGCTTCGTTTACCTTCCCACTTGCCATTGGGGTCCTTGATCATGATGCCTTCATAGCCTGCTTCGACCATGGCTTTGTTATAGTCCTTGAACTCGATCTCGTCTGTGAACACATCAAGATCAAACTCCTTTTGTGGAATGATTTCAATACAGCCCGAGTCTGCGAAAGTATTGGCAAACTCTTTAAGGAACGCTGACCTGCGCTTCTGGCCCATGGTCGACAGTCCTGCTTTGAACTCTACCAAAGGCACGATGTCAAACAGCATCAGCTTGGCATCCTGAGCCTGTACGTCATCCTTGCGATGTACCTGCTTCATTAGATCCTGGAATGAGTTGCTGATTACTTCGCCGTCCAAGATGTAGGATCTGCTGAAGTTGTCAATGTTGTCTTCAAGATACTTGGTGATGTGTCCAAAGTTGTCCAGGACCTTGCCGTTGCGAGTGTACATGGTCACAGAACGACTTTCGAAGTCCAACACAGTGATAGCACGAACACCGTCCAGCTTGGGCTCGACCAGTTTCTTGCCTTGTATCTTAGACTCGTGATTGGCTCCGTCGTGTGCCAACATACATTCAAACACAGGCACAGAATAATGAGCTTTTTTCTGTTTCTTGGCCACAGAGTTCACTGTTTTTTCTGAAACTCCACAGCGTAGATCTTTGATTAGGATTCGGCGATAAAAGTCGTTCCACTGAGTTTTGGTTGCCACATCCATGGCCAACTTCACAGCATCACGAGCACTATTTCCAGTAAGCCTGCGACGATAAAGACTATCAGCAAGTTCTTTAAAATTAGTCCAAGACAGTCCTTGACCATCGTCCGTCTCCTTGATAGGAATCTGTTTCAAACCAAATGTATAAAGTTTGTCCAAGGCCATACGAACACCTTCAAAGAACTCATCAAGTCCTTCGTTCATAGCATCTGCCAAAATGGCTTCTTTGGCCAATCGTGAATTGTCCGCTTCAAGACGTTGAATGATTACTTCTGGTTGTGTACGCACAGTCTGCTCCTAAATTGTTACTATACAACTATTATAGCATCAAACTGTCTGCTTGTCAAGCTGTAAGAATTCTGGATTGTGTATATAACAGCAGTCTTTTTTGGCTTCGTAGGTTATGACCAAAGTTTTGGATATATCTGCATGATTATACACATGATGCATTTTCACAGAATCGTGAGGTTTAATCTGTACTGGGCGATCACCAAGCCATGCATCTATGCCCTGTGATTCTTCTTCTGGTGTGCTGAATCTGTAAGACATGTTGAAATGGTTAGCGGCTGCCAGTACTGAATGATATTCTCCGCTCATGCCATAATGGGTTTTGTTGATCACAAGATCCAAAATATACAGTTCAGCCAACTCTCGGGTGAATACTTTATGATCCAAAGGCATCTTGTTCAGCATTTCGAATAGTTTGTCTGTGGCTTTGCGAATCTTTTCAGCACCGCCGTTCCCCATATACCATCGTTCCCAATCGTCCACAGAACGTCCGCCGGTGCTCATGAATTCAGTCCACTGATCCTTCATAGAGCCTACCAACCTGACCTGTGTGGCCTTACTGTTCTGTGTGGCAATATTCAAAATAGGTTTTGAATAAAGCGGAAAGTCGCAACGATTGCGTTTGGTCACAGATTCAAAATGTCTTTGAGTTAATTTCAGCATATCCATCCTAACATAATACTATAATTGTAGTATCAGTTAGTTATTCTGTCAACCGAGGTATATAGCCCAACTTGGGTGTGCCAAATGGTAGCCTTTGCGTTTACGCTTGTCGGCCAAATCCCAAAAGTGTGGCTTGTAAGGTGGCTGTTTTGGTTTATACTTGCCCACGTGAGCAGCCTTCTTGTAGTTGCAGGGCTTACAGGCAGTTGTTGAGTTTTCCCAAGTGGTCTTGCCACCCTTGCTCTGCGGTAAGATATGATCCAAAGTGGCTGACTGATCGTTGACTTCGCAACCACAGTATTGGCAAATGTATTCGTCACGCAAGAATACATTACGTTTGCTCAATCGCATTGTGGTTTTTGGACGTTGATACTCTTTGAGCATCATGACTGCAGGCACACGAGTCTGCCAACGAGCGGATCTTACTATCCAATCTTCATGCCACTCAATCACTTTGACCTTGTCGAGAACAATATATCGTATGGCTTCTTGCCAATCCACAGTGGATAATGGCAGTAAGCTGATAGGTTGCATGTCTGCATTTAATAGTAGAGTTGACATTGGAAGTACTCAGTTTCAAATATTTAACAATTATATACTCAGATATCTTGCAAATCAATTGATTTTTGTATAAAATAATAAAGTATTAACAAACAAGGATGCGATATGACATTAGTACCAATGGTAGTTGAATCAACATCGAAAGGAGAACGTGCCTTTGATATCTATAGTAGACTGCTCAAAGAAAGAATCATCATGCTGAATGGCCCAGTGGAAGATCATATGGCCAATCTTATTGTGGCACAGTTGTTGTTCCTCGAATCTGAAAACCCAGACAAAGACATTTCACTGTTCATCAACAGTCCCGGCGGAGTAGTCACTGCAGGGTTGGCTATCTATGATACCATGCAGTTTATCAAACCCGATGTGGCCACATACGTAATGGGTCAAGCCTGTTCTATGGGATCGTTCCTTGCTAACGCAGGAGCGGCAGGTAAGCGATATATGTTGCCCAATGCTCGTCACATGATACATCAACCATCCGGCGGTGCAAGAGGTATGGCATCCGATATTGAAATCTCCTACAAAGAGATCATGCATATTAAAAAGCGTTTGACTGAACTGTATGTCAAACACAATACCAAAGGTAAGACCTACGAAGAATTTGAACGTGATATGGACCGTGATAAGTTTATGTCAGCAGAAGAAGCACTTGAATACGGACTCATTGATAAAATCATTGAGCAAAGACCATGAACTTACAGACATTAGGCAAAGTAGACAAAGGTTGGGGATTTGAATTAGTATTTGCCAACAACGAAAATTATTCAGGCAAACTGCTTGTATTTGAACGTGCTGGTGCTAAAACATCTTTGGTTTTCCACAAAGAAAAATCTAAGAGTTGGTTCGTTAATGCCGGAAAGTTTAAAGTAACCTACATCGATGTAGCCACTGGCGAAATGAAAGAAGCTATCTTAGACGAAGGCAAAACAGCAGACTTTGGTCCGTTGGGCCCTCATCAAATTGAAGCACTGGTTGCGGGCAGTATTATCTTTGAAGTCGGCACAGGCGACTATGTTGAAGATCGGTTTAGACTTGCACCTGGTGACACTCAAAAGTCTGCTTCAGTGCAGAAATAAGATCCTCAATCATTCCGTCATCGTGGAACGGAGTAGGTGCAAAACGTAACCGCTCCGTGCCCACTGCTACTGTAGGAAAGTTAATAGGTTGTACATAGATTGAATGCTCATTCAATAGAGTATCTGACACTGCCTTACACTTCTTAGCATCACCAATTAACACAGGAACAATATGAGTTGTGGAACATTCCATGACCTGTATACCGTTGTTGTTTAATCTGTGTTTTAACTTACGAGCTCGTTCTTGATGCTTTTCTCTCAGCTCGTTATGATCCTTCAAATATTTGACTGCGGCCAATGCGCCAGCACAGGCCACAGGACTCATAGAAGTTGTAAAAATAAATCCTGCTGCCACAGAACGAATAGCGTCAACAACATCTGCATCTGCGGCTATGTAACCACCTTGAACCCCGTAGGCCTTGCCTAAGGTACCATTGACTATGTCAATACGACTTTCAAGTCCCAGCTCTTCAACTTTCCCACCCCCGTGAGTGCCGTATAGCCCAACTGCATGTACTTCGTCGATGTATGTTATTGCACCATATTTGTCTGCAAGATCACAGATGCCCTTGATATCTCCTACATCACCATCCATAGAGTAAACTGATTCGAATACTATACAAGGAGTTTGACCAGCTAATTTTACTGAACACAGTATGTCTTCAAGGTGCTGCAGATCGTTGTGTCTAAACACAGTCTTGGCTGCTCGACTGTGTTGTATTCCTATGATCAAACTGTTATGATTGTTTTCATCAGATACAAAATGTATGTTAGGTATGATCTTAGATAAACCAATCAGAGTCCATTCGTTTGCTACATAAGCAGAACTAAACAGCAGAGCTCTGCTCTTGTTGTGTAACATGGCTAACTCATGCTCAAGTGCTACGTGATAATGGCTGGTACCACCGATATTGCGTGTTCCGCCAGATCCCGACCCTGTTTGATCTAATGCAGTATGCATGGCATCAAGCACAACTTTATGCTGACCCATGCCCAAATAGTCATTGGAACACCAATTTACGATAGTTTTAATATTGTAAGGTCCGTACCATATGGCTTTGGGGAAATCTCCTCGCTCACGGATAATATCGTTAAAAACCCTGTATTTTCCGTTGCTTTTGAGGTCTTTGATCAGCTGTTTGAAAGGTTCTTTGTTTATCATAATAATATTTAACACGATAAATATATGATCGGAGATTTGGAATGGAAAGATTAGTTAAACTGATGCGTATCGCTTTTGCCAGCGAATATAGTTTTTATCTCAAAGCACATAACTATCATTGGAATGTGGAAGGACCTTTGTTTCAGCAGTTTCACGAATTATTTGGTAATATCTATGAAGAGGTGTACGGTAGCATTGATGACTTTGCAGAAAACATTCGTAAATTAGACGCCTACACTCCAGGTAGCTTTGACAGATTCAATATGCTGAGCAGGATAGACGACGAGAACGGTGTACCATCTCCAGAAGAAATGGTTAAGAATCTCTTAGAAGATTCCGATAAAATGGCCATAATCTTAAAAACAGCTTTCGATGCTTCAGAAGCAGCAGGTGAGCATGGTCTATCAGATTTCTTAGCAGGACGTCAAGATGCACATAGAAAACATTCTTGGATGTTAAGGTCAACTTTAAAATGAGAGTAGCAGAAATTATTAGACAGGTGTTGGATGCTATCGACAGCATTGAAAATGAACAGCCAGAACAGCCTGTTGAAAAGATGGGCTATGATGAGCGCGACATCAAACGATTCAAACAAATTGCAGGCTTGACCACAGACAAACAATATAGTACTACTCCAAACGAACAATATGCAGATGTCAACGCTGTGACTGTGGATGCAGGCTCAGATCAATGGCAGGGCACAAAAGATCCTGCAGACATCCGTGGAACCACTACCAGAATCTATGGAGATAACTAATGGCCACAATAAACTATTGGGGACTCGGCGGAGTCAAAGATTCAGTAACAGTTGCACTGACTATTACTATCGATCAACTGATCGCTGCTATTGCCGCAGATGAAGGATTGCCTGTTGATTATTATAAAGTCAGTGTACTAAACAATCCCACAATTAATGATACTACCTATGGGGACAGTTCAAGTACACTTACAGGTATAGGAATAGTAGACGGAGATACAATATTATGTACCCCTAATCAAGTAGGCACAAAAGAAGATCGACAGATACAGAAATTAGAAATTGCCAAAGCTGCTCGTACAGCAGACGGCAATGCAAGAGATACATATACACTTACAGATTTACCTACAAAGTATACAGGTAATTCAGTAACTGATAATCCTAATGTAGGCGGCCTTGTAGACGGTAGGCCTTGGAGCTAAGTTTTGCCAATCCTAAATCCTAACAGCACTAACTATGTTCATCCTTGGGAACCTAATCTCGCCGATTTACATTTGGCTATGGAGTACAATGCAGGTGGTGAACCATCTTTAAGAACACAAGAATTTAATCTTGCAGTGGCACAAGGTCGCGTTCCGGGTGTAACAGGTCTAAGTATTTCAGGTTATAGACTATCGACAGGTACAGGATTCTTACCGGCATGGGAAGATGGTGCCTATGTGTATTTTCCTTCAGCACAGGTGGTTCGTGTTTGGAGTGCGTCAGCGTCAGACACTAATGTTAGTGTTTTAATAAACGGCTTAGATGCCAACTATGTTCAGCAAACTGAAACGGTAGTGCTGACTAACGGAACTACTGGTGTTCTAACTACTAAACAGTTTTTGAGAATAAACTCTATTAGCCTTACTCGTGCCCCTAACAATGTGGGACTGATACACGCAGGCAGCAGTGATAAAACTATTACGTTGGCCTACATTGGAACTACAGCAAACAATAGTGCGGGCCGCAGCCAGATGACAGTCTATACTGTACCAGCCGGTTATACATTTTATCTAACACAGAGCAACTGGTATGTGAACTCTACTCAACCTGCAGCCTATCGTTCGTGGACACAGAGCTCAGACGGATTGATTAACATTGTGTTAACCTTCCCTATTTTAGATAACTATTCATCAACCAAAGTGGTTCCTCGCCCTTATCCTGAAAAGACTGATATACAGTGGCAGGCAAGTGTACAGAACAACAGTGCTGTCGGTGGACAGATTGAGGGTTACTTGATCAGTAATACATATCTATGACATACAGAAAATACATTAACATTGTGGAAGCAGCCAATAAAGGCTGTCCTATCGCCACACACGACTTAGAAGTCAATGTCAAAAACAGACAGACAGCCATAGACAAACATCACTACGGTCCTGCCAATCCTGACGAGCCTGGCTCATATTGGAAGGATGCAGCTAAACAATGGGGCATAGATGAAAAAACTGCCAAGACCATGCAGTGTGCCAACTGCGCAGCTTTTAACATCACAGATGAAATGTATAAGTGTATTCACGATGGCATGGGCGCAGAAGCCTATGAAGCAGAAAAGACTCGTGAAGCCGCTGACCTTGGTTATTGTAATCTATTGCATTTCAAATGCGCCGGCTCGCGTAGCTGCGAACTTTGGATCACAGGCGGTCCTATTGTAAAATGATCTCTCTGACCAAGAATCAATTTAATCCTAACGGTTATTGGTCGAAGCCCATGGACAAAATAGTGTTCATACCGTTGGCCGAAGACTTAGATCTCTTTGATCAAAATGGCTACGACCTTACTGTATTGGAACAGCACTTTGCACACAGCAATGATCAAGAAATTAGACATCATAGACAGCATAGAACAGCTATTAAAACTGAGTGGTTTGTTCAGGACCCTATGATCGAAGGACCTGTATTAAATCACAGCCTATTGTTTGAACGCAAGGCCTACTCAGGCGAAGCGTTAGCTCAGTTAGAACATTGGGCTAAAAAGCTGCCTTTGATCTATAAGATAATCGCTATGCGTCCAAAGTGGGGCATGGACTTTTCAATGGATTATGTAGATCGTGAGGGCAATGCTTTTGAGATACTGCATTGGGAATATGATTGTTTTGACTACGAAGAAATATGCGCAGTTAAAGATTTTATCGAACCCAAAATATTGCAGATAGATTGGGATCAGGCCGCTAAGGATTTGATTAAATACAAAGACAAATGGCACCACTTGGATTTCTTTGCACAGAGTGATTGGAAATGCAATTACTTTGGCATACCTAAAGAACAGTTCAAGATGGTGATATGGAATTAAAATGAAAAAATTATTATTAATATTATTAGCAATACCCACATTAGCATTTGCACAGAAAACACCACAAGGTGTTACTTATGATGCACAAATTTTAAGAGTGAGCGACGGCGATACGATTGTTATCGCCGCACCCTTTTTACCACAGCCACTTAAACCTGAGCTTGCCGTTAGAATCTACGGTGTTGACACCCCAGAAAAAGGACACAGAGCTCAATGTCCAAGTGAAGCCCAAAGAGGAGAAATGGCGAGCCAATATACAAAACGTCTCGTGTCAACAGGTCAAAGGTTTCAAGTCACTTTGTACGGTTGGGATAAGTTTGGAGGTAGGGTTTTAGGCGACATTATTATCAACGGACAGAGCGTTCGTCAAGGTTTAATTGCCAATGGCTTTGCTCGTGAATACTACGGCGAAGCCAAACAGAGCTGGTGTAATTAACATGAATTTACAAGCCTGCAAAACTTTTGCTGAACTCTGTGAAGGCTTTGTCAACGAAGCTTCCACAGCTATGAATTTAATTGCCAACACACCGGGTGGCCGTGAAGTGGTTCAAAAACTACACAAAGACATGCAATTGGCACACGACTTAGGCTACAAGCAGGTAGAAAAAATTTCTTGGAGTGAGCTCAAAGGCAATTATCGTGGTGCTTGGGTTATCATCCAAGGAACTAACGGCACAGGTGCTATCAAAAGCAAAGGTGATACCTACGAAGCAGTAGCCAGCTCTGGCGGTGAAACTCGATCAATGTCAGATAGTCGTGGTGGTAATGTCATCGATTTTCTCAAAGGTGAAATCGGCAAACTACAGAAGTTTTTTGTCGCTTCAAACACAGACAAGGTCCGAATTAAGAAAAGTGAACGAGCAGGTCGTCAGAAAGGTCTCGACAACGAAGTCACACAAGAAACACTAATGAAGAAGTTTAAGCCTCTGTGGACCAAGGCTATAACAGCAGCCATAGCTGACATCAAAGGACATGTGGCCAATCAGATCAAGAACGATGCTTTTGAAAAAGCAAAGAAAAAATTAAACTACATCGAAAGTCTACAGAACGGTCTTGAAGCATTAGAAGGTGGAGGTACAGACACTCCAGAATTTATCAACAGATCAATTAACTCCGCAGTGTTAATGGCTGCCAGTCATCACTATCCAGAGCAGACAGGCAACATTGAACGCAGTCGATACGGTGGCGGTATGTCAGCTCAGTTCCCAGAAGGTCCCAAGCAGTTGCTTCAAGATATTTCCGCAGGCGATACCAAGAAGTTAGGCACCGTGCTAAATTTCTTTAAGAGGAGTTTGATTGCAGGATGAAACTCACACATATAATCCAAGAAGCCAACGTGGCTGCTAAAATCAAAGATCCTAAGACAATGAAGATGCTGGGCATTGCCATGAGGCATGACGGCACACTGCCACGTGCTAAAGTGGCAAGACTGGGTCCTAATCCCACAGACGAAGATATCCTAAAGCTATGGAGTGAACTGCTTGACGATAGTTTGAGAACCACAGACTTTGGCGACATATCACAAGATGGCAAGTTTGACGAGTGGTTAACTCGCATGTACATCAACGGTGTTGCAGACTACGAAGATATCAACGGTGAAGGTGGAGATGCTTTAGGTGCATGGAAAGCTCTCAGCGTCCGTGGCAAGCTACAGGAAAAACATCAAGACTTTAACAAGTTTAAAAACCTACGCCAGATACAGGCTATCATTCAAGACAGACAATATCGTGATGAACTGAACAAAATCAAAGATGCAGAAGTAATTGAAAAACACAAGCGTGAAAAGAAAGAAACTACTCTAATTGACGATGAGCGTTTCCTTGTAACTATTCCTTATAATTACGGTGCTTGTTATAACTTTAACAATGCTCACGGATTCAATGCTTCATTCTGTACAGGATCAAGTTCAGGAGCAACTTGGTTCAATCGCTATGCCGATGACGGCCCTATTATCAGTGTGTTCGACAAAGAGAATGGCGATGATGTCAATGGCAAGTGGCAGATACATGCGCCAACTAATCAAATCAACAATGGTAATCAAACTGTGCGCAGAGATGAAAAGTTTGCAGAACTGTTTCCAGGATTGATGAAACGTATCGCAGATGCTATTCAAAAGAACGGTGAAGAGATTAAAAAGAATTCTACTGAAATCGTCAGTGGCGGATATGATGCTGCCAAAGCTGTAGCAGATTTAAAGAACAAATTTCCTATCAGTTATAATTCAGGCGAACAAGAAGAGCCAGAAGCAGAACAAGATGCCAATGACGGACCAGGAACTTATTTGGTAACTCAAAACTCATCAGGTCGCACAGCACGTATTGAAGGTGAAAGCCGTGCTGACATCGTTCGCAAACTAACCACACGCTATCCCGATAGTACAGAAGCAGATTATACTATCGAGAAGCAAAACTAACACACTACCTTAGGACGTTATCGTTACTATGTGTGTGCCCGGCTGCTGGGCAGGATGTTATGGGAGTCGTGCCCCGGAATGACATCCTAAGTGAGCATTTTCTTTGTAATAAAAATTTAATATTACAGTAATCATTTTGTAATCTCTTTGTGGTTAAGTAGTTTTGTGCAAGAGCACATTCACTCGACTACAAAGGAGATTACAGTGAAAAAATTATTGACACTACTGGCAGCGTTCACTATGGCTGCTACAGTACACGCAAAAGAAATTACTGGCGCTGGGGCCACATTCCCTTATCCAATCTATGCTAAATGGGCAGAAGATTATCAACGTGCCACAGGCGTAAAATTAAATTATCAATCAATTGGCAGCTCGGGCGGAGTAAAACAGATCCGTGCCGGCACAGTAGATTTTGGAGCCACTGATGCTCCTTTGAAAGTAGAAGATTTAGCCACAGGCGGGTTAATTCAGTTTCCTACTATATTAGGTGGTGTAGTTCCTATTATTAACTTAGATGGATTCAAACCAGGTGAACTAAAGCTCACTGGTATAGTGTTAGCAGATATATTCCTTGGTACTATCAACAAGTGGAATGATCCAAAAATCGCTCAATTGAATCCCGGCAAGCAATTACCAGATCAAGCAATTACCATCGTACATCGTGCTGACGGATCTGGTACAACATTTATCTTCACTGACTATCTCAACGAAGTGTCTAAATCATGGGCTGAGCGTATGGGCAAAGGTCCTGCTGTGAAATGGATCCCCGCAACAGCAGTGGGCGGCAAAGGCAATGAAGGTGTCAGTGCTGTGGTTAATCGTGTCAAAGGATCTATAGGTTATGTAGAATATGCTTTCGCTAAGAAAAATAATATTCCTCATGCAAGTTTACAGAATCGTGATGGCAAATTCGTTCAACCAGATGACAAAACATTTGCCGCGGCAGCTGCCAATGCTGAATGGTTCAAAACTCCAGGAATGGGAATTAGTCTTGTAAATCAACGAGGCGCAGATGCGTGGCCCATTACAGGTGCAAGTTTTGTGTTAGTGTATCGTGATCCAAAAAATCCAAAAGCCACACAGGAAGTCTTAAAATTCTTTGCATTTGCTTGGGACAAGGGTGGCAAGGCTGCATTAGATTTAGATTATGTTCCGTTACCTAAAGCAGTTACAGATAGAATTCGTACTGATCAGTGGACACTGATTGCAAAATAATCGTACACACTGATAGAGTGTAGCTGGAACTCGTAACCAGTAAAAAAGCCCCTTTCGGGGCTTTTTTATTCGTATGCAATAACTAATGCTACTGCCACTGCTACGAAGATCCCTCTTATCCAGAGGTCTGACTTCTTTATATTATGATATGGCGACTTATACATGTTCTACCTCCTTGGTTTTGTATAGACTATATCCTACACCGCCTGCTAATAAACCAAAGGTTAGACCCAAGGTTAGTAGAGCAGGTAGTTTAATACCAATCATCATTAACACGATCTTAACACCGATAAGAACTAATATCAGCGCCAGAGCGTATTTCAAATAATGGAATCTATGTATCATAGCTGAGAGAGCAAAATACAAAGCTCGCAAACCTAAGATAGCAAAGATGTTGGATGTATAGACTATGAATGTATCTTGTGTAATCGCTAAGATAGCAGGTACGCTATCCACAGCAAATATGATGTCTGCAAAGTTAATCAGTACCAGAGCAACAAACAACGGAGTAAAGTATCTTACACCGTTCTCCTTGAACCAGAAGTCGTGACCTCTGTATTCTTTGCTCAAATTCATTTTACTTTGCATCCACTTATATGCCGCATTATTCTCAAAGTCCGGACCATCATCGTCTTTGGCAAACAGCATCTTGAATCCAGTATAGATTAAAAATGCTCCAAAGAACCATAATATCCATTGCCATTCTGAAACAGCAGCCGCACCGAATCCTATGAATATCGCACGGAAGACCAAAGCCATTAATATGCCCCAGACCAACACACGATGTTCATACATCCTTGGTATGCCCAAGAAAGAGAAGATTAGTGCAAATACAAACACGTTATCAAGACTTAGACTTTTCTCTACGAGAAAGCCTGTGTAGTAAAGTAGAGCATCATCTGCACCACGATACCACCAAACACCCAGTCCGAATAACAATGCAACTGCTATGTAGAATGCAGAAAGCCATAAACTCTCTTTGACAGAGATTTCGTGATCTTTCTTATTGAGAACGCCCAAGTCGAATGCCAAGAGCGCGATGACGATTACGAAGAACGCAATCCAAGGCAGTAGAGCCGCCGATAACAACATTTCCATCTTAGTCTCCTAAAAATGGTCTTGCCGCTTCGTTTCTAAACCGGGTAATTGCTTACCGAATTGACGACTTAGAAATCCTTGGTAGGATGGCTACTCCCCAAAAGTATTTAGTAATCGTTTGATATTATGGAGGTTTTTGTAGGTCAAAACTGCGTCTGACATGGAATTTATGCTGTCTAAGATCCGTGTGTTCCAAACACTACGCAAGGGCACAACATTTACGTGAACAAAGAATAGGCTGGTTTCCGAGTCTACTTTCATAGTAGTCTGTGTTTCATAGCGAAAATACAGGTCATCCATAGACTCTGCTACCGTATCTACTCGGGCACTGGGATGATTGCTGAGATTGGGATTGGCAGTCACGGTCCAGACCCAACGGCGAAAACTTTCCTGTTCGGTCATTACTCGAGCAATGCCCGGGCTGGCTCTGACCAACAATTCTCCGTCTGCCACAGGGCGATGTATTTCCGATAGTTCTAAGCCCAATCGTTGTCTGGGAATAAAACCGCTGGGAAAACAAAAGCAGATAGCAGCCAATCTACCTTGATGCATTATGGCCACATCTTCTTCTAATCTCAGTGCAAGATCACGGATGTCATCGCTGAACACATTACATCGTTCGGCAGCTCGAGCTATGACCTTGTTCAGCTTAGGATCCTGTGCCCATAGATCTGTGTCAAAGCGAGCTAACTCCAGATGCTTTTGTTTTAGAATTTCCTGCGAAGGCGTAGAAATAAAAACAGGTCCTGTATTTTTAACCATATTAGGACCTGTGGTATAAGGTACTTTTACAAAATCAATCTGCATGTCTGGTGATAAAGTTTACTCGCATTTTCTTAGGTGCAAAGTATTCACGAACAACATCCTGTGCCACTGCAAGATCAAAAGGTTTGCAACTGAACACATCAAAGTAAGCAGTACCGTCGAGCTCCATAAAGTGTCCGCAGATATTAGATGTGGTTATCAACTGCATGAGGCTGTAGCCCTGCTTGGGATCTCCGGGCAATAGATATTCAATAACGGGCTCACCGTGAGCAGTCATGTCTATGCGCTGAACTAAATCTTTGATAAACTTATAGATATTGTCTCGGCTGTCAATACCAGTACAGCCACTGCAATCCAACATTAAATGATAACCCCAATACATAAGATTCTCCTTGTTACAGGGTTATTTATAATAATGTACGCAGTTATCCATTAACGATTAGTTCGTAGATTTCTTTCCAATTTTTAACACGTGGAATTTCTGGATGTTCGTAGTCCATGTTATGACCGTGTTCCATCAGCAAGGGTTTTAGTCCTACGTTATGCCCAGCCACAGCATTGGTGATTTTGTCTTCGATCCACCAGTAGCCCTTGTCTCGGTACTTTTCCAAGACTTCATCTTTGTCAGCACCTGTGTCCAAAATGATAAATTTGCTGAAAGCAGTTTCACCGAACAACTTGTGCAGATTCATTTTGCGTAATTCTTGTGCATTTTCATCTGCGCTCATTGATGTGATACAATGGAATTGGTAACCGTGTTCTTCGTGTAGTCTTTTTACATAGAACATGGCATCACGCAAGGGAGGAAGGAATCCCATATGCGCCGATTCATTGAACATTTTGATCAGCTTTTTAGCCTGTTCTTTGTCGATGCCATAGCGTTTGCCAATATCGTATTTGAACTGCCATTCGTCTTGTTTTTGGAATCCGTGTTGCTCCATCCAAACTCCAAAAGCGAATTCCCAATCTAATAAAACACCGTCTGCGTCTGTTAAAATGATTTTTCTCATATTGTTATTATATACTCAGTTAATGATTTTGTCAAGTCCTGTAGAAGACCTGCTGCTCTGCCATAAATACTTGGCTTTTAAGGGAGATTCTAAATGAAAAAGCGTAATTACACACAGGCAGACGTCGCAAAGCTACAAGGTAGCCTAAAAATTGAATACACATTGGCCAAAAAGGGCGCAACAAAATTGCGTGAATTATTGGCTAACGAACCCTATGTTCCCACACTGGGGGCATACAACGGACAGCAGGCAGTACAACATGCCAAAGCTGGACTCAAAGCAATTTATCTATCAGGTTGGCAGGTCGCCGCAGCCGCAAATACATCAGGTCGTGTTTATCCCGATCAATCACTTTATCCAGTAAACTCAGTACCAGAAGTTGTTCGAGAAATCAACAATGCTCTGCGTCGTGCTGATCAGATCCAAACACTGGAAGGCGAAGGTAACACAGATTATTATTTGCCCATCATCGCTGACTGCGAAGCAGGATTTGGTGGCGCACTCAATGCCTATGAACTGACACTGAGTTGCATCGAAGCAGGCGCTGCTGCTGTACACTTTGAAGATCAATTATCCTCAGAAAAGAAATGCGGACACTTAGGTGGCAAGGTTTTAATTCCTGTTCGTCAAGCTATCCGTAATTTAAATGCCGCACGTTTGGCAGCAGATGTCGCAGAAGTTGACACCGTGATCCTTGCTCGTACAGATGCAGAATCGGGCACATTGATCACCACAGACATCGATCCTGTGGATCAACCGTTTATTGACTATGACAAGGGAAGAACCGATGAAGGATTTTATCATTTTAAAAATGGATTGGATGCTTGTATTGCTCGTGGCCTTGCTTATGCTCCCTATGCAGATCTACTCTGGTTTGAAACTTCTACACCTGATTTAGAGCAGGCTCAAAAGTTTGCCGATGCCATCCACGCAGTATATCCCGATCAACAATTGGCCTATAACTGCTCACCAAGTTTCAACTGGCGCAAGTATCTAACACCAGAGCAATGTGAGAGCTTCCAAGCAGACATTGGCAAGATGGGCTATGCCTATCAGTTCATCACCCTGGCTGGATTCCACTGCAATAACCTTGCTACATTTGAAATGGCTGAGGCCTATCAACAGACAGGCATGCGTGGCTATTCAGATATGCAGCAACGTGAATTTGCCGCACAGGACAGAGGCTTTACCACGGTCAAGCATCAGCGTGAAGCAGGTGTTCCCTACTTTGACGCCATTGCCACAGCAGTTGGCGCAACATCAACCACAGCATTGGCCACATCAACAGAAGCGGATCAGTTCCATTAATGCGTAAGTTTGCCTGGTTACCTCGACGTATGAGCAGCGGAAGGGTAATCTGGCTTACTGCCTATTATGAATACAAAACATTGTACGATGAAAGCACAGGTAGACCGCCTATAAATTCATTATATTTCGTATTCACTGAAACTCCAAAAGAGAAAACTTTAAGATTACTAAAAGAATCAGTAGTACATAACCGCAACGTATGGAATGATCCCATACTTGCCAGAGAGGATAAAAATGTTAGAAACAATTTGTGATATAATGGTAGAAGCATACAAGCGTAACTGGATCACCAGTCGTGATGGCAACGTCAGTATTCGTCATCATGATCGTGATCATTTTTATATAACACCGTCGGGTGTTCGCAAGCAGACTCTGCAGCCAGATCAATTTAAAAAGATCTTGATTAAACCTCCTCATAGTTGGAATGAAACAGGCACAGGACTATTAGCAGATCGTTGGGGATGGAAAGAACTGCCCTACAGCGATATCAGCTCTAATCTCAAGCCCAGCGGAGAAATTCCCCTGCACTTTGGCTTACAGAAAGAATTAGGACAACATAAAGGCGAAGTTCGTGTGGTAGTACATGTGCATCCTACCTATTGTATTGCGGCCATGCATGCGGGCATTGATCTCAGCACCATAGTTGATAGTTTTCCAGAACTTAGCCGTTACACTAAAGTAGCGTCAAACGTACCAGATGTACCGCCTATTAGCCAAGAATTAGCAGACGCTTGCCACAAAAACTTGGGTTTAAATCATGAAACAGGCGAGATTAAGTACGATATAGTTGGCATCAAAGGACACGGGGTCGTGGCCATAGACACAAGTCCATGGCGAGCCTTTGAACACATCGAGCGTTTAGAACATATCTGCAAGATTGTTTTGGCCTCTGGGAAATACTAATGTTAGAACTTATATACACCTTGGTGATGGTACAAATCACCATAGCCTGTGTTACTCTATATCTACATAGATCACAAACACACAAGGCTGTGCAGTTTCATCCAGCAGTGAATCATTTTATGCGCTTCTGGTTATGGCTGACCACAGGCATGGTCACTAAACAATGGGTGGCCATACATCGCAGACATCATCAGAAGAGTGATCAAGCAGGTGATCCTCACAGCCCACAGATCTACGGCATCTGGCGTGTGCTGTTTGGCGGTGCCTTTTTATATCACTCTGCCAGCAAAGATTCTGCTATGGTCGAATCGTTGAGCAAAGATACTCCCAACGATTGGATCGAGCGCAACGTTTACTCCACCCATAGTCGCCTGGGTATTCTTATTATGTTAGTCATAGACTTATTGCTCTTTGGACCGTGGGGGCTGTTGGTGTGGGGTATTCAAATGATATGGGTTCCGTTCTTTGCCGCAGGAGTTATCAACGGACTCAGTCATTGGTGGGGTTACCGCAACACCAACACCAAAGATACCAGTCGTAACTTATGGCCAATCGCTTTTTGGATTGGCGGCGAAGAACTGCACAACAATCATCATGCTGACGGCAGCAATGCCAAGTTCAGTCAGCGATGGTGGGAGTTTGACATTGGCTGGATGTATATAAGAATACTACAAGCCTTGAAATTAGCCAAACTTAGATCATAAGAAAAAGCACCCCGAAGGGTGCTTTTTTATTACTCTTATAAACTGCTATGCAGTGATAATATTATTTTTTGCTGCCGTTGTTTACAAAACTATACATCTTTTCAGCAGTTTCTAAAACTTTATCTAAACCTGGGAATTCAGGCATATCAACTTTAGATACGATCTGACCAGTCTTGTCATCACGCTTGGTAGATAGTTCCCAACCTTGAAACTTGTAGCTGAACTCTTGACCAACTAAATCTTTGGCCATTTCGAGAATTTCTGTACGGATCTCGTAACCGTTCTTGTTGAATTTAACTTCTGGTAATTTCATATCTGTTGGTGCTGGAAATTGAAAATCTTTAGACATAATATTTCTCCTTGTGTGTGAATGTGTCTATTTTACTGCTTTATTTTGCTGAACCGACAGCAAAATTCTTTACAAAAAGCTGACTAAACAGCAGGGCATTTTGAGCCAAAGTCTTGCAATAGGCTGTCTGTGCATCTACGAGTTGTAGTAAACTTTTTTGAATTTCTTCTTGTGTTACGAATGTGCTGATTACCTGCTTTTTGGCATTCTGTACATTGTCAATTAATTGTTCTGGTGTAAACATCAACTTCTCCTGTGTATGAGTGTATTATATATATCTTAGAAAATAAAATCAATGATTTCTTGATTGTTTTGTGGGCGAGTTTAACCATTCCCACTCTTCGTCTGTGACGGGCCACCATTGTGTCTGTGTCATTAGAATCTCCTATCCTGTTCTATAAGCTCTATCATTCGTTGACAAGATTCCCAATTAGTGAATCTTTGAACTATTTTTTTGTTATACGGAGTTATGCTCTTTAGCATGATATCGTCGTGATCGAACTGAGCAACAGAAGTCACATAACCCCATTGGTTTTGCCAAGGTCCCCAAACATTGTAGGGGACCTCTTCGAATTCGAAAAACATATTATTTTAAGGCAACTTCCTGGGCTTCGCGCCATTTGCCATTACGAGCTAATTCTGCAGCGTATTTGGCTTGACCCACTGCACAGAAAAACTCCCAGATGTATGATAGAACTTTCTTAAACATTACTCTCTCCTTGTGTGTATCAGTATTTATACTGAGAGAAAAATATCATGGCAAATACTGAGTTTTTGACATAATTCTAAGAATAGTTTACAATATGATTAAATTGAGTTAAATATATAAACAAACCGGGTACCTAATGAAACTTAGAACAAGATCCATACTGCAGGAATTGAATGAGCTGGCAGAAGTGCGTAACAAAGACGCATTATTTGAAAGCCGAGCCACTAACATTATCAATTCTGCGATTAACCTATTGGAAAGCATTCATAAAAACTATACTCCAGAGCAGGCAGATGAGCTCGAGCGTAGATTTATCAATGCTATTCGTGGTCAGGACACTGCCAAGTTCACACGTGGTATACGCAAAATAGTAGAAAGCAAACGACAATCCAAGAATCAAGACGAAAATGACGAATGAATTATTTGAAGGCGGCAATGTTTTCAAAGGCGCCGATAAGCAACCTTTAACTCGCAGAATCACACGAGCAGAGATCCCCACCACTATCGCCTATCTTGAAAAGCAAACAGGTGTAGATTTCAGCACTGACAAAGATGAAGAGGGTGTGCCCATCAAATGGTTAGGAACCACCGGACGCAAGGCAGATTCGGGCGATCTTGATCTGTCAGTGGATGCTAATGAAATTAACAAAACAGAATTCGCAGAAAAACTTAGAACAATATTTGGCAAAGACAGCGTAAAGTTATCCGGTGATAACGTACATTTAAAAACTCCCATTGACGGTAATCCGGAGAACGGATTTGCACAGACAGATTTCATGTTCTCAGCCAATCCTAAGTTTCAACAGATGAGCATGATAGGCAGTCTCGCAGACAGCCCTTTCAGAGGTGAACATCGTCACATATTACTAAGTTCTATTGCTCGTGCCAGAGGCATGAAGTATTCACCTAAGTTTGGTTTAATGAATCCAGAAACAGATGAAACAGTTCCAGGCGGCGACGATTGGAATACTATTGCTAAACAGCTATTAGGTCAGACAGCTACGGTAAAAGATATTCGTTCAGTTGAAGCAATTATTAAGTATATCAGAAAACTGCCTAACTACGAAGAACTTGTATCTGCAGCCAGAGAAACATTGGGTCGTTCAGGAATTGAATTACCTAAGAATGAAACTATAGAAAGCTACCAACCAGGCACAATTGGTTGGATGCGTCAAATGATCGATATCGTAAAATGAGATCATGGGAATTCCTAACTGAGAAGTGGAGCCAAAAATACAAACGCTCTATCAACTGTTCTAATCCAAAAGGATTTAGTCAGAAGGCGCACTGTGCTGGCCGTAAGAAAAACGAATCAGTAAACGAAGAAGCACCTGCTCCTAAGAAAGTGGGCAGAGAGTTTAATCACTTAGAAGATTTAGTTTTCACAGAACCCAAAGGTGCTCTGCGTGCCATAGAAATCCTAAACAACCTTGCGCAGGATTCATCAGATGTTGCCATCAAGTGGGATGGTAATCCTACAGTCTATTGGGGCAGAGATGATGACGGTACCTTCCGTATGGTTGGCAAGAACAACTGGGGTCGTGAAGAAGGCAAGAGCAGTTCACCAGAGGATCTCAAACAGTTTATTCTCAGCAGAGGCAAAGGTGAGGACTGGCGTGAGAAGTTTGCTTCAGACATGGCCGACATGTGGGGTGTATTTGAACGAGCAACTCCCAAAGACTTCAGAGGATATGTCTACGGTGATATTCTATTCCATCCAGGCAAACCTTATCAAGGTGCAGATGGTAGGATAACTTTTACTCCTAATCAGACTACCTATGCTGTCAAAGGCAATTCAGAAGTGGGAAGAAAGATAGCCAAGGCAAAGGTAGCCGTGGCTGCTCATCAACAGTACAGTTATTTCGGTGACAAGAGCGGAGAGCCTTTTACCAGCCCAGAATTATTTGCTGCTAACCCAGAGTTAGCGATATTTGGGCAGACGTATGTAAGTCACAGACCTGCGGTAAATGTAGACAATATAAAAAACATTACCAAGGTTGCCAATCAAAGTGTGACCAGCATAGACAAACTACTGACACCGCAGCCCGGTCTCAGCGACTTACAGACTATAATCTATACATTTGTCAATCAACAGAGCAGAGCCAAAGCACTGGACAAATTAGACTCTGACAGCTTTTTCCAATGGCTGGGCAGCAGTAAAGTATCCGCTGGAAAACAACAGAAAATATCACAGCTTTCTGCAGCCAACGCAGGAGCATTAGATAACTTATTTTTCTTAGTGCGTGAGTTAATGAAAGCCAAGGATGAAGTTATACGAGAGCTTGATCAAGCAGAAGGTGACATCACTGCCAACACTGGTGGCAAGCCCGGCGGAGAAGGATATGTCAAGGGCAAAGACAGCGTAAAACTTGTGCCCAGAGATCGTTGGCAGCCATATCGAGCCGATTAATAGCTCAAAACACCTGATTTTTCTTCCAAAATATAAATAATAATGCCGGTCCCGGAGCGGGATCATTGATTAAGGAGAAAATATCATGGCAGATCTATCAACAGTAGCACAAGCGTATGACAACGCCGGTGCAGAAATCACAGCAGCTCGCGCAACAGCAAACTTTGAGCAAATCGTTAACACACAAGGTCTAAGCGGTCGTTTGTTAGCTGTTAGCATCGTTAAAGATGGCGGTAGCGATATGACTGAAGCAGAATTAGTAGCAGTTCTAAAGGCTATCACACAAGCTGGCGGTTCTGGTAACGGTTCTGACACCAACGGTCCAGACGCTTTCACAGTAGTTGGTATCAGCGACTTCGACGGTACAGATCCTGTAAACGTTCTATTGCAAGGTACAGGTACTTTGAATGCAACTCCAGTAACTAACTTCACTATTACAACTACAGCAACTTACGCTTTAGCTGTTTAATTCTCAGGGATGGGAAGTAAGGGGCGGATTTATTCCGCCCTTTTTTATTGGCCATAAATAACAGCACATTATGCCAAGATACAAAATAGTTACTCTGGTGGACATTACCAGATCTAATCCTGTAAGAAATGAAACTGACAAAGTTAAATTAGGTCAGCAGGCCAACTTTAATTCATTAATTCAAGCTATAGGACTTAGATCTAACGTAACCTGGGAAGTTGATCCAAAACGCCATTCCGGATCCTTGCCATTACCGTTAGTAGGCAAGGCCAATCACTGGTCTTGGGAGTTTGATGTAGAACGCGAAGATGTATTTTTAAAAGACGACGATGCTGTAGGGCTTCTTATCGAAGATCTGCATAATGTTCCTATAATTGATCAACTAAATAATACAGTTGATCTTAATCCAGCTGCCTTTCAGACAAAAGGTAAAAATGTCAATATTTGGATAACCCAAATTGACCAAATCGGATAAATATATTATATAGGCAAACAAACAGGCATTCTTATTAGGCACATGTCCCTCGCGGGAACTTGACTTAACCAAGGAGATGGCTGAATGCCAACAGTAGCTGAGCGTGTTAGCGTTGTAGAAGTACAGGTAGCTAACTTAGATGAAAAATTAGATGAAGTTAAAGTTGATGTAAATCAGCTGGGTGCAGGCATTACTCGCCGACTTGATCAAATGTATGATGCATCTTGTACTCAACATGCAGAATTAGCAGCATCTATTAAATCAACTCATACAGAATTAGATGCCAAGATCAGCGAATTACAACAATTTAAACAAAAATGGGTTTATATGGTCATGGGTGCAGTAGCAGTATTGGGTTTTGTATCTGGACATTTTGATTCCCTCGTAAAAATATTTCATTAAGAAATATACGCACTTAAATAAGGACCATAGGTCCTTTTTTTATGACTCAAATTTCTCGTAGATTAGAACAGATAGTTAGCCAAGAATTGGCTAAGAATATCATACCTGTTAAGACCAAAGAGGGTATTCTTGTTGGCGACGTTTTGATAGTCAGCAATGGTCCTATCAAAGATATCATTAGAAATAACGTAACAATATATCAAGAAATATATCTAAATGTAGTGGCCATTAAGATAGCTAACCTATTGGCGTTTCGCAAAACTTCTTTGATTACAGACCAAATCTATCAAGCTGATCAAGACTATGGTCGTTGGTTTGTAGACAGCCAAATGTTGCGATCGCAGTATCAAAAAGCCATAAGTAATCAAGAGTATGATCGTGCAGATGTATTGTGGGCACGATACTGCGAAAGCAGAGATAAAACAATAACTGCTAAAAATCGTGCAGAAAGTTTAGCTCGCATCTGAATAAATATAGTATCAATCTGGACCCTGGAATTATGAAAACAACAGACCTATTTAAAAACACAAGATCTGCTCGTAAGATCAATGAATCTATCGAAAAAACTTTTGGCAAACGGATCAACTTAGAAAGCTTTGATCTGCAACAGTTAGAAGATGCACGTAATAAATTGCGTACACAAATTCATACTGCACGTAGCCAAAGCGGTTTCAATGAAAACTTAGAAAACGAAGCGTTAACACAGGCACAATGGATGTTAGATGCGATCAATGCAGAAATTGCAGAGCGTGAAGAATTTGTAGCTGATGCTGGTCCAGCTGATGTTGAGGAAGGTTACAGTACCGAAGTAGAAGAATTTTTACACAAAGTTGCTCAAGACGGCGACTATGATATGTTGTACGATGCGCAGATGGGCAAGTATGGTCCAGAGATTGAAAAAGTAGTGCAAGGTATGTATGACGATGTTTCAATTGATGCTCGCTTACACCCAGATGACGATTTTGAAGAAATTTATGATCGTATGCTTGATAATATTACATCAGACTACGGTGACAGTGATAGAGATCCAGACGAAGGTGGCGAAACTGATGACAACTATGCAATGGCGTCGGCAGGGTTTGGGTCAGATGAAGACTACGGTGATTACGGTAACGAATATGAAGATGCTGTAAAGAAAGTAGATATTCCAGCATATCAACGTAAAGCCAGTGGCGATAAAGATTGGAAAGTTACATCACAAGATCTTGAAAAAGACAAAGAAAGAACTGCAACTACACCGCAAGGTATGGAAAAGCGTAAACGTGAGTTAGGTGTAGAAAGCGCACCTCCAGGTGCCAAAGCAGAACGTATGGTCAAACATATCAAGAAAGGTTATGCCAGTGACGGCAAACTAACTAAGAAAGAAAAAGGTATTGCTTACGCCACTGCGTGGAAGCAACACAACAAAGAAAAGAATGAGTCAATAGAATCAGGAGAAGATATGACTAAGTTACAAGAAGGCGAGATCCAACAGGCCAGTGCGATCGTTACAGCCAAGACAATGGTAGACAGAGTAGGCCGCTGGATTGAAGAACTTAGTGGTATGGAAAATGACACACTACTACAGTTAGGCGACAGCATCCGTGATGAAATGGGTCAAGAACAAGCTAAGACATTCATTAGCTCTGTGGCTCCAGCAATTCAACAAGCTCTTGAGAATCTCAAAGCCACACGCGAAGCCCTAAGTTCTGGTGTCCGTACACTAACTGGTGAAGAGCAAGCGGCAGGTATGCTTGGTGCAGAACCAGAAGCTGGCGCTGACGAGTTTGGCGGTGAAGCTGAGCCTGATGCGATGAATCAGGAAGAACCCGCAGGCGACATCGGTGATGAGTTTGCTGCTGCAGAACCAGCAGCAGGTGTAGGCGATCAAGGTCGCGAGCAACGTGAAAGCATCGAATATCAAAATCGTTTGTTGAAAGTGTTAGCAGGTTAATGAAATTATCTAACATAGTATCTGAATCAGAGTTAACCAGGCTTAGAGAGCTAACACCTCCTGCGCCTGGCGCTGCTCCAATGGCTGCACCGGCCGGCACTATGACAGCACAAGATCCTCAAGCTGCTGCTAAGTTACAGGCACAACAGGTCATACAGGTACAGCAAAGAAAAAAAGCTATACAAGACCAAATCAGACAGAAACAACAAGAAATACAAGATCTTCAAAAAGAACTGGCATCAATAAAATGAGATTTTTTGAATTTGTAGATACCGATGCAGGCTTAGACAAGTTCGTAATGATACTACGAAACTTTGTAGGTCGTGCCGCATCTAAGAAAGTTCCTGCGAGAATGAATTGGGGCAGCATTGAAAAAATAGCAAGAGACAACGGATTTGAATTTGCCGCCGATTATGAAACATTTAAATCTATGTACGACAGCAGTCCAGCCATCCAAAATCTTGTAAAGAATTTCAACGATCAAGGTATTGAATTAAATGTTCCGGGGGCGCCAGATGAAGAACCCAAGGGCGACGGAACTCAAACCCCACAAGACAGCCAAGCAGCCGTAGATAAAATTGCTGCTTCTGCCGCTCCAAAACAATTACAATCTCAGGCTTGACAACGTTTTAAAACGGTAGTAATATATACTCTATATGACTACACAAATTAATCCACCTCCGTTTGTTGAACGGTTCCAATATAAAGCCTGTACACAAGTAAACGACCCAGTTACTCGTAAAAGAGTGTATCTCACTCCAGACGGCGAAAGCCTTCCTTCAGTTACTACTATCCTTTCTGCAACGAAGGATATGACTCATTTAAATGAGTGGAAGAAAAGAGTCGGCGAAGAAAAAGCCAAACAGATTACCACAGAGGCTGCTGGTGTGGGTACTGCCATGCATGCTAACTTAGAAAGATTTATTGCAGGCATACAGCGTCAGCCTGGTAATAATCCTGTACATGTACAGGCCAATAAAATGGCTGATGTAATCATCGAACAAGGATTAAGCAGTGTTAATGAAGTATGGGCTATGGAACAAAGTCTTTACTTTCCAGGATTGTACTCCGGTACTACAGACTTAGTAGGAGTTTATAGTGACGAACCTGCTGTAATGGATTATAAACAAACTAACAAGCCTAAGAAAGACGAGTGGGTTGAAGATTATCGATTGCAGTTAATGGCTTATATATTAGCACATAATGAAGTTTACGGCACAGACATTCGCCGAGGAATCGTGTTTATGTGCAGTCGTAACTTCGAATATCAACAGTTTGAACTAAAACCTGAAGATTTTAACAAATATCAGGATATGTGGCTCAATAAGGTAGAGGAATACTACAAGCTGGGTAGATAAATACTCTATAAAGCATAGAGGATACTACCGTGGCAGTTGTGCAAATCTCCAAGATACAGGTCCGCAGAGGACAAAAAAATTCAAATAGTGGAATTCCACAATTAAGTTCAGCAGAATTTGCTTGGGCTGTTGACTCACAAGAACTATTCATAGGCAACGGATCTGTAGCAGAAGGTGCTCCCTATGTAGGCAATACAAAAATTCTTACTGAACATGATAATATATTAGACTTAGCTAAAAGTTATCAGTTCGGTTCAAACGATACATCTATTACTCTTAGTGTCCCAAGACCTTTGCAGGGAAAATTAGATGAATACGTTTCTGTTACAGACTTTGGCGCAGTTGGGGACGGATCAACTGATTGTGTTCTTGCTTTCGAAACTGCATTTTCACAGTTGTTTAGAAATACCAATTCAAATTATAAAAAAGTTTTAAGAGTTCCAAATGGTGAATATCTTTTTACCAGTGACTTAGCAATTCCCAGCGGAGTTATTTTACAAGGCGAGACTCAGCTTGGTGCTGTGTTAAATATTGGTCCAAACAATATCAGATTTGTAACCAGTAACGGTTTAGAAGTCGCTAACTTTGACAGTAGTAATCGCCCACAGAATATTGAAATATCTAATCTTACAATTCAAAGAAGCACAGGTCAAGTTGCTTTTACTGGTGTAGCTAATTCGTTAATCGAGCGTGTGAAGTTTCAAGGAGAGTATCAATTTGGCAATCCAGTATCTCTATCAACATCACCTGCTGCTGTTTTCTGGGAAAACAACGTTTCTGGTATCAGAGTCGATAACTTAACTTTTAGAGATTGCTTATTTGAGTCTAATGGCATAGCGGTTAAATGCAGTCAAACAGCATTATTTGACACCAGTGTAAAATTTGATGGAACTAAGTTTTTTGTGGCCGATACTGCAATTTATATCGACGGTGTAACTCTTCAAGGCAATCGCTGGCAGATCAATGATTGCGAGTTTCATGAAATTGCAAACCAGGCATTTAGATCTACCAATGGTCAAGGTACATTGATTCAAAGATGTAAATTTAAACAAGTAGGAAATACAACGAACCTATCATCACTGCCTAATGATGTAATGATTTATTTCGGTGAGACTATTGGAAACGTTGTGGTAGATTGTATCAGTGATCGCCAACAGGCAGCTGGTATTACTACTTCTAATCTTACAGCATCTTATACTGAAGTTTATAACAGCGATAAAAGTAATTTTGTAGATAGAGTTTACGCACCAATTTATATCTACGACGGTTTTACACCTCTGGCCGTTTTTAGCGCATTGAACAAATATATTATTGTAAACTATTCTTTGAGATTAGGCGCACATGTAAGACACGGTCAGCTTTGGATTTCTATCGGTCAAGACATTGCCGGTACAGAATTAGATAATCCGTTGGCATTGGATACAGCCGGTGAAATAACCAATGTTAGCATAACGGATAATTTTCAATATTCACCAAGATTTTTAACAGCCGAAGGGGGAACTCTAATGACAAATTTTGAATTTGCAGTTGAACTACGAGACAACGATGCTGACTCAGGTATCGAAACCTTGGTGCTGTCTTATAAAAATCCTTTACCAGGAGCCACAGGTTCGATCTCGTTTGACGTAACCTACGGTGTTTGATCTACGCAGCACAGAAAGACTGGCAGCCTGGAAACAATTCAGAGATAGTTTAGAAACAAGCGATACACCACTTTTAGACGTCGCTGAATTTTGGAGTAGAGCTCCTTTTGTCAGTGCTTTTCTTGATCCAAAAAATCCTACCGAATGGCCCGATCCATGGCATTTGGTGATTGATTGCCACCTGGATGATCTTGCTATTACCTTGGGCATGCTGTATACTATTAAATTAACGCAGCGGTTTATGGAAACAAAATGTGAGATACATATGTCTATGCAGTCTGGTAGCAAGGACCCTTGCTATTTCTTAATCGTAGATAAAAAACATGTACTTAATTTGGAATACAAAAACGTAGTAGATATTGATAGACTTAAAGAATTGAAATCCAACATGATTTGGTCAATAACAAAATTATAATAAATATCATTCTAAGAATAGAACAACAGAGCCGAGACACAAATGACAATTACAGTAATTAAGAGAGACGGAAAAAAAGAACCACTAATGATTGAAAAGTGGCAAGCACAAGTGGCTAAGGTATGTAAGGGAACTGCAGACGTTAGTCAGTCAATGATAGAAATCAAAGCACAGTTAAGTTTTTATGATGGTATCACTACAGAAGAAATTGATGAAATTACTTTAAGAGCCATTGTAGATCTTATTGACATCGAGCACAATCCAGACATTGGTCATACCAACTATCAGTATGTGGCAGGCAAACAACGTTTGTCAATGTTGCGTAAAGATGTTTACGGTCAATACGAGCCACCGCACTTATATGACATAGTTAAGAAAAATGTTTCGGTTGGTCTTTATACTCCTGAACTTCTTGAATGGTATTCAGAAGAAGATTGGAACAAGATGAACGAAATGCTCGATCATGAGAAAGACGAGCAGTACAGTTATGCAGCCATTGAACAGCTGATTGAAAAGTATCTTGTACGCAATCGTGCCACAAAGGAAATATATGAAACACCACAAATTCGTTATATGGTTGCAGCCGCGACTGTGTTCCATAAAGAAGAACCTAATGCAGCCCGTATGCGTTACATCAAAGAGTACTACAACGCGGCTTCAGATGGTTTGTTTACTCTTGCTACACCTGTGTTGGCTGGCCTCGGCACTCCTACTAAACAGTTTAGCAGTTGTGTTCTTATCCGCAGTGACGACGATCTGGATAGCATATTTGCTTCTGGTGAGATGATGGCCAAGTATGCCAGCAAACGT